CGGAACTGCAGACGTAACGTACATCACTTTTCCGTCTTTCATAGACCCACATTTTTCTAAGGTCATTTGTCTCTCTCCATTGATAGTTTTGGACTGACCATCATCAGACACAGCATAACTGTGTGACACGGGAGTAATCCCGTGTTTCGGTCTATTCGTCCTTGTCCATTTCGGACGCGACTTCTGTCAACTTGCGCCGCAAACCTCGCAAGTGATCACGATAACGAATGCCAGGTTCAGTCCGAGGTTTTGCCGGTTGCTTGTCAAGCGCAACGTCAACCAAACTGAGAAGTGTGTTAACATCATAAAAGTCCAGGTCCATCATTGTCTCTCTCTCCATTTATGTTCTGACCATCATCAGACACAGCATAACTGTGTGACACGGGAGTAATCCCGTGTTTCGGTCTTTTTTAATCAACTCGCCAAACCTCTAGCATTTCATCGATCGTGGCGTACTCGATCTTTTCGAGCGGCGCTATAGCATCGCTGAGCTTGCCAGATGGCAGGCCGAAGATATACCCAAGGTACACAGTCTTGCGATGCTTGTCAGCGATTACAAACCCGCAGTAATCATCACGATGAAAATCTCCGGACTTGCGCTTTAAGGGGCACAAAGGCCAACGGGGCCATTCGATTGGTGAATTGATAAACTCTTTATCTGTCATTTGTCTCTCTCCTTACTTCTGACCATCATCAGACACAGCATAACTGTGTGACGGCCCGTAGGCCGTTTCGGTCTTTGTTATGATGCAATTTGCCTTGTCGTGTTGCTGGTCAACTGACCATCCAACCCGATTTCACCCCCTGCCCGATATCCATCACGGACGCCAGCAGCATGGTCCGTCTTGATCGGACGCTTTTTGGTAGTCAATGCTTTGCCAGTCGCGGCGATGACAGCTTCGGCTTTCACCTTTGCCTGCTCATACATGTCAAGACACATGAGTGCCTTGCCAGTCGTTTCTGACACGACCTTGCCTGCTTTTGCGTCCGCAATCCGTTGAAAGATACGCGACACCAAACGGCCCGCACACATGTTGCGGAAGGACGTCTGGTATGAGGTGCGCTCTTTCGCGGGGTATGCCAACGATCCATCGCGGGCGAGCCGATCAACAGCGGACATGAGGTATTGAAACATCATCTTCGCCACCTCGACATTGTGCGGGGCGCCGACAAACGTGTGAACGTCATGACGGATTGTCCCGTACTTCGTGTTGACCTTGATGTACTTCGACGTATAGAAGTACTTGCAGAAATAGAGCGCTCCCGTTGCATTCGCCAACTGGCGGCGCCACGGGCGGGACTCCGTCTCGCCAACTTCAATCATGCCGAACTCGTCATCCGTTTGCACGGACTCGACTTCGCTCATTGACAAATTGTACTCGGTTAAGATCGCTTGCGCCTTCGCTGCAGCCGAAGCTGCCTCGTTTTCGTTTGGCGAAGCAGAAAGGGCCAACAACTTGCGGACCCGTTCAATGACCTTCTCCCGATCGATTGCGTTCATTGTCTCTCTCCATTGATAGTTTGGACTGACCATCATCAGACACAGCATAACTGTGTGACACGGGAGTAATCCCGTGTTTCGGTCTTTTTCACTTAATTGGGTGATCCATGATCCCAGCAGCATCGATGTTTAATGTGCCATCTGGCAACAATCCGGGCGGCGTATCATCGACAGGCTTTACAACCTCACGTGCAACACGGTACGTAGTCGTCGCCTTAAAGCCCAATCCGATGGACTCAAAAGGGACAACAGTATAGTGATACAATTTTGCCTTGTCGCCACGAGCAAACTCGCCCGGAGCCATTGCATTCTCAAAAGCAGCACGTTTCCGCGCGCCTTCGAACGTCTTGTAAACAGTCTTCAAAAGCTTGGCCATTGTCTCTCTCCATTGGCTTGCCATCATCAGTGTGAGGGGAAGCCACCCCGTCACAGACTCCCCGAATGTCGGGGAGTTTCGGCATTATCCTGGAACATTGCAAAGCACACCCAAAAGGAAGGCAACGCCTAACCGTTCGATCACCGTCTTCATGACCTCAGGAACGGGCGGGGCCGTTCCATGCTTGTCATCGCCGGAAAACGGTACCAGCATTGACACGCCATAGAGGGGCTTAAACTCCCCGTCAGTAACATGCGGGAAGCCTTCAAAATACCGACCGGCCTCGATTGTGCGGCCATGTGCCGACACATAAACTCCCACTTCGGGATTAAGCCGATCGGGCAGAAACGCAAGCAAGTCCCGGTGCGTGCCATCATGTATTGGATCGATAGTCCACGTTCCGCGACGCGAGCGCATATAGTTTGCCCATGCGTCATACTCTTCTTTCGCGTTCATTTGTCTCTCTCCTATTTCTGACCATCATCAGGCATTGCATAACCTCGGACCCAAATGCAGAATGCGCCATCTTGAAAGAACACGTCCCAACCGTCGCCGATTGTCCAAAACCTCCCGTCAATTGCGGCAGGAATTTCCTCGAACTCGGCAAAGGTGTCAGTAAGGACTGACATGATTTTTTCAAGATCAACTTGATACACGGGACCGCCGATCAGACAGACTTTGAAGGTCCACATGACCATATCGTCCGTCTTGTATGTGTCAGGCACAACTTCTGAGTTGTAATCGACAATCGCGTCTCCGCCCGGATACTTTATCCGGGGTGCATTGATCTTTTTGATCACTGGGTCCAAAACGTTCCGAACCTTGGGACCAAAGGTATTGTAGAGTTCTAGTCCCAATTCGTTATTGTTCATTGTCTCTCTCCATTGGCTTGTCATCATCAGTGCATCGATAGCCAATCGATACAGACTCCCGTTGCCGGGAGTTTCGACATTTTAGTGAGTCCAAGAATGGAACCACCGATTGATCGTCGAAGTTTTGAGTCCAGCGCGACGGGCATACCGTCTCGCGACAACATCACCAGACGAAAGGAAAAGCTTGAAGGTGTTGCTCTTTCGCGTACCGTCACGGAAGCAATGGCCGGTAAGCATCGCAGTTCTGATCGTATTCATTGTCTCTCTCCACATGGTTAACTGACCATCATCAGGCATTGCATAACAATGCGACGGCCCTTAGGCCGTTTCGGTCTTTAGATTTTAATGTCATCCATGTTTACGCACTTGGCGATAAAAAGATCGACCTTGAATGCCGGACTCAACGACTCCAATTTGTGAGCCATCGCGACGACAACATTGCGAGGGGCCTTTGTATTGCGAAGTACTTCCGCAATCACTTCATAATCTTTCCGTTTCATTGTCTCTCTCCATTGTTTGGCTTGTCATCATCAGCGACAGGGGAGCCACCCCGATCGGACTCCCCTCGAAAGGGGAGTTTCGACAATTTAGCTTGACCAGGAATGGAACCAACGATCGATTGTGCTGGTCTTGATCCCGGCTCGCCGCGCATATGCGCGAGCCATTTCGGGATCGCGCACAAAGCGGGAATAAGTCTTGTTTTTGCGGCTACCTGCCCGGAACATGTCCAACTCCTCTACAACAGGAGCCCGCTTTGCGCTGGCAATAGTCGTTTTGGTTGTGTTAGTGGCCATAGTCATGACTCTCTCCTTAATGAGCTATCATCATCGGACAGCAAGTGCTCAATCTATGCTGTGACATGCGAGCCCTTTTTGACGGGGCCCACATGTTTCGAATTTTTGGAGAGAGAGAGACACCCAACGGCTTCGCCTGAAATGTGCGGCCCCTGTGCCAGTTAACATGATCGAAACAGCGCATTAGTCCGACAAGAGAGCACCTTTTGGACAGGCGCCAATCGAATGGTATTCCGTTCAAAGGGAATACCGCTTTGCCCTAGGATCAATCATGGACAAGCTATGTGAGTCCACAAATCAGTTTGCCTATGCCGGTCATCGCAGACAATCAAGGCGGGGTACTGATTTTTGATTTTCCATATCGATGCAAGAGCATCGCGGCAACAATGTGCATTGTGGAAAGCCAAAAATCAGATTGCCCGATCGAAGACAACATGTCCCGATCGGAGGGGCGTCCTGATTTTTATCGCGGATTATTGACATCCGCGCGGCGGATTGGGCGTGATGCTTGGCGCATTGGCGCGCGTCCCATCATAGGCGGCAAGCAATTTTATCTTGGATATCGCACGGGAGCCCTTGTTTCGGCATCGCTGGCGGTCCTTGCTCGGTCCTTGATCAGATTGGGAGGGGAAAATCGGCCCTTTTTGAGGGGGCTCGTGCTGTCCGCATGTCCTTGTCTGATGTTTAGTAATGTAAAGCATGCGGCTCCCAAATGCAATACCTTGGACTGCTAAATTTATCACAGGACTGTGATCGTCACGGCCCACAAAGGGCCCCCACGGAGCCGATTTTCGTAGGGGCCCTAGGATGGCACAGGGCGCAGCCAAAAACGGCTCCCTGAGGGCCTATCGCAGGGCGCGGCACCTTTCGCCAGGAAGAAAGGAGCAGCGATCCGCGGCGCTGGAATGTTGACAAATCCGATCAACATTATCCAATTTGTCAACAATCTGCCTTTGCCTTCCCCTCCACAATCGCGTCGAAATACGATTGCCCCTCTGCATGGAACTCCCGAATGCGCTCGTCAACCGTTCCTCGAACCATGAAGTCATACAAGAACACACGCCTATGCTTTGACTCCTGCCGTTCGAACCGCCTCTCCATCTGCTTTCGCAGGATGACAGCAACGGGACTTTCGTAAACAAGCCCATACTGCGCGGACTGCAAATTCAATCCATAGAAGCCTGCTTTCGCCAGGACAAACACGCGACATGCTGGATCATGATCGAACTCGTGCAACAGCGCCGCTGCGTCCTTTGTCTTCGAGTGCAAGCGAACGTGCTTAATCCCCAACTCCGTCAAGCCGCGCGAGATCACAGCGCCGGAGTAAATGAAATCATGAAACACAAGCACCTTACGATCGGGGCGGATCGACTCCAATGTGGACAACAGCAACTCCAACTTTGGATTTGTAGGGAACTCAAACTGTGCCCGTGTTCCTTCCTCGTCATCATAGTAACCCACAAACCCGGATGATATCTGCCGCATCCGAAGGAAGGCATTTTTCATTTCCAAATAATTGCCTTGCGCTGCAATGACGGAGTCTCGCGCTTTTTTGTAATACAACTCCGCCGTCTGAGGTAGCGACACAAACTTCTCAATCTGAACCAACGCTGGAAGATCAGACTTATCCGCTGCATACCTCAGCGATCGGTTTGCAACCGTCCGGTGTAATAATCCCAATTTCTTTGGGTCGATGGCATAATTGAACCCACCCCAAAAGTTGTCACTGGCTTTGAAAAATGCCGCCCGAAAGAGACCAAGGGTTGGGCCCAAGGTCTCCCCTTTGTCAACGAGATACATCTGGGCCCACAAGTCGATCGGATCACGCCCAAAGGGCGTTCCTGTCAAGGCAAATACTGTAGCAACACTTTTAGAGATTTGTCGGCATATCCTATATGGTAACTTACGATGATTTTTTACAACTGTGGACTCGTCCATCACAAGCCCATCAATACAAAGCATCAACCGCTTGATCTGTTTTGCATTGGGTTTCAATCGAGGCTTCTTTTTGCCCTTCTTCGGCGCGACAAAGGTACAGACCATCCTAATGAGGCCAGCGAATGTCTCCACAACTATCAAGGCGTCTGTCGCCTCGAGCTGCTTCCATTTGTCGGCACTGGACCCCCTCAATATGCAGTATCTGGTACCGGGAGAATGCTTCTTGATCTCACGCGCCCACTCATACTTCAAAATCTTGTTCGGCACCAAGACCAAAACACGCTTGTTCTTTTTCAGCTTTGCAAAGTAACGTATCAATGCGATCGACAGCAACGTTTTTCCGGTTCCAGTATCATTCTGGAAATAGAAACGCCCTGTCTTGGCACCTGCCAAAAAGCAGACACGCTGATGTTGTCTGAGGGGCTTCCATATCGGGGGCTTGACGGGCAACTGATCCTTCAACTCGATCAGTTGCTCCCAAGTCAGTTTTTTATACCGGCGATAATCCTCGAGTTGCCGGTCCAAAAACGCCTTGATTGCACGTTTGAGTATCAACTAATCAACCCACTTCCAGAACCGCCATCGTCCTCCGTTGTCACCTGATCCTTCTTTCCACCCCACACTCGCATGCTTGTCATAGCGATACTCCCCATAATCTGTAGTCACCACCCCAAAAGGGGCGTCTGTTTGATCCCAACTCTTAATAATCTCCATCAACTCCCGCGCCGACACCAATTCGTCAGTTCGAACAAAGGGCATGACAATCACCAATACTTCCAAACAAAGTGTGCAGTAACAGCAAGAGCAAAAGCAACAATGACCGCATAAACACACAAGATTGGTATAACGACCCAAAGAGAGGCACGGCGAACAATCTGATTGTTGCGTCTGATACGCATAATCTCGCTGTAGGTATCTTCCTCCCGCATATGCCACCTCCTATTCATCGTCATCTCCATCATACGTCGATTTGTTGTCGTCGTCCTCGCCCGCATGATCGGCAAACTTACTGTAATAATCCGATCGGAGCATTGCAGACTGAATGCAGAATTGTCCTGTCGCGTAATTCTGGGTGATCAATACTGAAAACTTGTCCATCTCGCCACGGTTCTTGGAAACAAGTAATCTCGCCAATCCATACGCGTGCTCTTGTGCAGTTGCCGAGTAAGTCACGATCATGTCAGCAGTGCCCGTCATCGAAAAATCTTCCGCAATGTGTGTACCCTCAACTCGCCCTTGCTCATTATCGGCACCCTGCCGATTGACTTGCTGTGCCGTCACACCCGCCGCATTACGCTCGACACAGATTGCCCGAAACTCTTCAAACACGCGACCCAGCGATAGCCGATGCTGCTTGATATCGGTTTCCATGATACCCATGTAGTCCAGGATTATCATGTCGGGGATGAATTTCTCCGTCAACTCGAGGCCATCCAAGTAGGCGCGCAATCCCTGAGGGCTCAATCGCCTGGGTGGGAACCTCTTGATTATCAAACCCTCAATCCGGCGTCCGGTATGCAGCAAATGTGCTTCCAACTCTTCACCAATCAGGCTACTCTCAAATGTAAAGTCCGGAGTTATCGTTTCCGTTCCAAACCCCTCCAACTTGCCGTCATCCTGATTAAGAGTTGTAACTTCGATGATCTTGTCGGATCGCTTCGGCGCCGCGTATAGAGCCATATAATATCGCAGTGCACACTCTTCCTCGGACATTTCAAGCGAAATGTGCAGTACACGTTTTCGCAACAGCAATGCCATCTTGCCAATCGTGACCAGCCACCAAGACTTACCAGCGCCGGGGGGTGCCAGCATCAACATGACGCCCTGTCGGAACGGTACAAAACTGTTTTGATCCAATTCCGGGATACCCGTCTTGAACTCGTTGTACTGTGTCGCCAAGAAATTCAGGACACGATCGATCTCTGTCAATCGCATACCCAATTGGAAGTCAATATCCTGAACCCGAAGTAGATCATTCCAAATTTTCTCAATCTCTGAAATCGCCAGTTCTTGGTCCTTGTTGATCTGCTCCGCCGATCGAAGGATTGCGTCCTTAAACCGCTGCATTCTCGTAAACGTGCGGACAGACTCGACTATGTACTTCTTGTTGATGGTGGGATGCAGCGCCGCCATCTGTGAAATGATACGCTGAAACGTCGGTGCTTTCTTGTTGCCAGGATCATCAATTATTTCAGCGAACAAGTCCGTAGTATGCAGTTTAGGAGCCTGTTGGTGCCGTTGCCAATACCTGATGCACTGTTCCGCGATATCTCGGTACTCGCCTTCGAACAAGTTGGCATTTACCAACTGCGATATCAGGCGACCAACCTCGTCATCATACGCCAGCAGTGAAATCAGATTTTCCTGCAACGTCGAGTTGAATTTTTCAGCCATCTATAGGCTCCGGCAATGGTTGCCAATGCGTGGGTTGGAAATCATCATTGGACCAGTTCCAACACTCCCTACCGCCACACTCTTTGAATATATCAATACCTACTCTGCAAACACGACTTCCCTTTGGCCGTGACACCAGCACACGAACACCTTTTGGCGCAGTATCTATTTTGAACCAGGTCATTATGGCAACCCCGCCAACTTATGCATTTGGACTGACAATCGGTACCCATGCTTCAAACAGGCTGTTGATGCTGCCACCAAATTCTTGTAGTTCTCATGAATGTCCCCAACATCCATTGGTTGCAGATAAATGCAACGCTTGTTGCGACGAATGGGCCATGGTCTGAATATCCGCTGAGGCTTTCCTCGAATTTGAGTTGACAAAGCAGGTAACCCCTCTTCATCCATAGCGTTAAACTGAACTATGTACTTATACGAATGAACATAGGGCTTGATCCCCTCATTCAACTCTGGAGTCTTGGGTGAACAGACGATTTTGTTTGAACCAGCATCGGCGTCGAACACCCAAGGTAACTCTTTCAAAAATACCGTTCCTGCCGTCTCGACAGAAACATGCACCCCTTTTGCATTTAGCGCGTCCACAAAAGGAATGACATTTTGCAGCAGAGGCTCGCCACCTGTAAGTACAACAAGTGAGCATCCATGCTGTTTACATAAATGCAGCACTTCTTCGACCAATCGCCCCATAGGATATGAAACTTCTCTACTAAAATCCGTGTCACAAAACCAGCATCGCAAATTGCATCTCGCCAATCGAACAAAAACAGCGGGGCACCCAGCGTCAGGCCCCTCACCTTGAAGTGTGTAAAAGAACTCACTAACCAGCAATTCTGCGCCGTCATCGTTGAACTGACTGGCGACCTCGTTTGTCCCGTACATGCAAAGCCTCTTTTCTGATGATCCAAGACAACATACCCGACCGAGCATATCCGGGAAAGGCACGGTTGATAAGCGAAGGAATACGGTAGGCATTGTTCATAATCACAAGCGCTGTGACTGGCAATCCCCATGACTCGAGCTGCTTGTATAGTAATCGTATACCAAGAGCTAAGACGGCACGCTGGTCAACACGATTTGTGGTTGCAGCATTCAAAAACTGTATAATCCCCGGAACCTTCTCGCTGAACTTCTGATACCCCCTATTTTGCCGAAGCATGCTTGGACTGGCAAATTCAACACCCATGTTCCTGAGAGTAACTACAATTTCGTCCAGTATTAAATGCTCCTGAGTATCAACCTGCTTTGGTAACTGCCGTGGCTTGCCGGGTCCGAGCATTTTCAAAGTTGTGCAAGCTGCACGCACTTGATCCAGCTCACCTTGTGAAAGCTGGACCAACAAGTCCAAAACCTGATTGACAGGACTCATTTCTGTTGGGTTGCCAGGAATGCAGCAATCCTTTTCGCCAACAACTCGTCCACAATACTAACAACTACCTGTCTGAGTTCGGCATCGATCCGCTGCCTCAGATATGCATGAACTTGAACTAGTGCGTGTTGAACTGTCTCCTTTGCAATATTGTGTGCGATTTGTTGGGCGTGGGTGACAACGATCTCACGAGAAACATCAGTCAACAGTTTCATGACAGGAGGCGGAAAACTGTACTTTGAGGCAAGGCGTTCATCAATACGCTTCTCGACCATAGTTGCGTACTTTTCAACTTGCTGCCGATTGAACTTCGAAGACAAGCCATCCGCAACCTGCTTTGTCGCATTTTCCGTGATCTCCGCGATGATATCGGGGTGATCTTCCAACAACTGACGAATTGACACGCCAGAGATATTGATCTTGATCGATCGGGACATTTCCGCATCCTTTGTCATGTTGGGTTCTCGTTTACGTAATGAAGGAGGTAACTGTTTCCGGGGCCACGACCTCTTCTGCCCTTTATCACACATACTCCCTTTCTTTTCTTGTTGAATTTGCGGATCGCGCCACCAATCACTGCACGACCGCTGTCGGGACCCCCATCTGGATCATCGGCATAGACAGCGTCCAAGATTTCCGACATTGTGATGCCAGGATTGTCACGAACTAGTATGAAAATAGTGTTTTGCAAATGTGAAAGCCTAGTCATCGCAGTCATCGTCATCTCCCCAGTCCCATTCATGTTTTAGAAACTCTTCACTACAGAAACAAGCAGGATCGTCGCATTGTTCATGAGGAAAAGTAACTATGTATGCCCACACGTCAACCAAGTACCAGACACAACACAATTCGGCATAGTCTGCAACATGTGAAAAACTTATACGCCAACGCTCAGTATCAATTTCAAACTTTCTGGACTGTAAAAACGCAATGAGATCATCGGGGTTGGTTCTATCCATCATCTTAGTAACTTCTGGATCAATTCCTATCATAGTAACTGTTCCTTTGCTGTTTCTATCCAATCCGATCCTTCATACTCCCATCAAATCCATCCTACCTTGATCCAGTGATTGGGTACGGCAAGCCCCCAGCGAATGAACGCTGGACGCTTGCCATGACGTGCCTTGAACACAGCGACAGTCATACGGCGTATTCACTTTCGGTTCACATTCAACCGCTCACGTGCCTGAATACTTCAGCCGGCATTTGCTACTTGTGAGATCAACACCCTGTAGCGTTTGACATGGGCGGGTCGCGGGGGCGCCAATTCCATGAAAGCAGGTGGTTGTGCTAGTGGCAAATTTGCCTTTGTGCTTGTACCTGCAACAAACGACATACTAGCAATGATTTCTTAGCTGCAATCGGACTCAAAAAATGTTAAGTATGTGTGAACATGTGATCGGAGATCAAAGGAAATGAAAAGCGCGGCGTTGCAAAAGGAACTGGACGATTTGTGGTCCTCGCAAGATTTGGTTACTCTATTCAAAGTGAGTGCCATGACACTACACACATGGCGCAAAAGCCATGGGTTGCCTCACGTTGACATTCGTGGTATGACACGATCGTCAATTCGATTTGTGCCCGATGAAGTTCGTCAGTGGGCAAAGGAACACGGGAAGACCATCCATGAGCAAAAGATACTCAAACGAGCCAATCGAGTTAGAGTTGATGCTGCACAGGGAAACGCAAGAGGGACAGCGTAACTATGGAGCTCTGTTAGTTTCTTTGACTGAAACAACACCAATGGTTTGGCTTCCAAAATCCCAGATCGTGTTTGATGAGTACAAGCCGGAACGTGTCCGCGTCACGTTGCCTAAGTGGCTGGCAATGCGCGAAGGGCTGATATAGGACAAAATGTCGAACACATTTGAGCGCATTGCCGAAGCCGGATACTACGTCAACATGTTGACGCAAAGCCGACAACTCACTTGGTACTGTGAGTTACGTGGCGAGCGTCTTCCTGGCGAACGTGTCTCTACCTTTTTCATCAAAGGTGAAGGGGAAGGCCCTTATGAGGCCCTCCGCAACACCTTGAAACTTGCACTCAAAAAAGACCCTGCAGTTGGTAAACGCAAGCCCGTTCGGTTATGACATTCGATTGGATTAGATTTCTCGAGTCACGCCAAATTCCCCACTCATTGTCTGGCGCAAACGTCGCCCGTGGCAATATTGGATTGCATTGCCCATTTTGTGGTGCCCAAGATCGCTCGATGCATTTAGGCATTCATATTGCCACAGGTTACTATAATTGCTGGCGTACCAAACAACACAAAGGACGCAATCCAATCCGGTTGATCCAGGCATTGATTGATTGCAACTACGAAACTGCCCGTGACATTGTAGGAGGGGCAACCTATATACCCACCGATTTCCTGTCACGAGTTCAAGAGAACTTGGCTAGCCCAGCAACAGCTGACGAGCAGCTAACTCTGGAAATGCCACCCGAGTTTAAACGTTTCACAGGAATGCCATCTAGTAAACCCTTTTCCCAATACCTTGACGATCGTGGGTTTGATGAACGTGATACAAAGCACTTCGATATCCGATACTGTACAAAAGGGCCGTTCAAAGGGCGTATAATTTTTCCAGTAGTGCATCACTACAAACTGGTGTCTTGGACAGGCAGAACGATCTACCCCGATCAAAAACTACGTTACCGAGCGCTCACGACAGATAAAGAAAAAGCCGAACGTGACAACTTGAAACCAGCGTTGGGCGCCATCAGTCATTACTTACTGTGGCATGATCACCTTGCGAAAGTATATGCTCATACTATTGTCCTGTGTGAAGGGCCATTCGACGCTTGGAAGGTGGACGTGTTAGGGAAAAGGCACGGTATCTGTGCAACCTGCTTTTTCACTGCGGAGCCTACAGTTCAACAAGTTGGCCTACTGCACCAACTGTTACCTAGGTTCGAACGGCGATGCCTTATGCTAGATCAGGCAGCAGAAGCCACGACAATGCGAGTAACTCGAAACCTCGCTTCATTGAATGTCGAACCAATTTATTTGCCATCAGGTATAAAGGACCCGGGTGAAATAAAACGGGAGCGGGAGCTACTCTCCATACTCTCTTGACATTATTAAGGCGAACAACATATGATTGATGTGTGTCGGGAAGCCGACACATGCCCGAGCTGGACGGGCTTGTCTCTCTCTAAGCGAACGGAGTTGGGGGCCCCTTTCCATGCAGCCCCCGCCGATACTATCAGTTGTGTGCGTGCCTATGTGCGATGCCCTAGTCATCGCACTAAATTTTTGCGCATGGGAGGGACTAAATGGAAATGGACAAAGGTGCTAAAGGATGGATGTACCGTACCGCCAAAAAACACCACTGGCGGGTTTTTACCTGGATGGACTTCGAAGACATGATCCAGGAAGGCTACATCGCATGGTATCGAGTCGCTCAAAAGTATCCGCACATAACACAAAGAGCGCATATCATGCGCTTGTTCCAGATTACCTACTTGAACAGGTTCAACGACCTGTCTAAGTGGCGAACACGGTTACCGGAATTTCTTGCGTGTGACATCAACGTAACCCATGGTCGTCGCGGATTAGGGCCAGTAACAACGGAGTTGGAAATCTTTGACTTGTTGCTGGCTGCCGATCTCGAGTTGGGTACAATCCAAACAATGTTCGCAGCCGCTCCCGCACCAGTAAAAGCAGCAGTAAAGCTTTTTTCGTGTCCGATTGGCTGTAAAAAACTCAGAGCGCTGTATAGGCGCCGTGTAGGGGGTTCAAGAGAAACTTTCAATCAGCGTCTTTGTCGCTTGACAGGATACGATCCCAACCAAGTTGACATTCCTGGACTGATGCTGCAACACTTCTCGTCTTAATCCCAAAACAACGGAGTATGCATGAATAGGTACGCGATGATCACTCGACGTTACCATTTCGAGGCCGCACACGATCTACCAATGGTCCCGGATGGTCACAAATGCAAAAGACTACACGGGCACAACTACGTGGTGGAGTTGTCCCTCACAGGTCCAATCAACGATGACGGGTTCGTCATTGATTTCTGGGAGTTGGACGATATCATGAAGCCTCTTCTCTCAATTGTGGACCACACGTACCTCAATGGCCACGCGGATTTAGAAAATCCGACAGCGGAAAACATCGCCCTTTGGTTTGCTGGTTGGTTTGTACACGGAAAGGGCAGTACTTGTGCGCGCCTAGCGAAAAGAGAGTGCACTGTCACCAAGATTACAGTGTTCGAAACGCCGGAGTGTTCCGCAACCTACTACCTCTAAACCCCTCCAAAATAAATGCGTATGTAATGACACATGCGTATTGCAATCGTGAGAAAGAACTGGCATGACACATATCGTCGAAGTTGAGCTGCAAAAGGCAGTTAAGGTTAAGCAGAAATCCGGGGAAGAACGCCAATCTTACCTGGAGAGGCTTGTCCTAGCAGCCAACAAGATACCCGAGGATGAGTGGGAGATCCTTTCAACCGCGGCGCAAAAGTGGGTAGTTGCTGGCGCCGACGCATTGAATGAGGAAACCAGCATCACGGATTTCGAAGGTGGCAATACCGCCACAGCGCAAGACGAGGATACTACAATGGCACGCACTGCCGAAGACACGCAAGACGAACGCCCGAACAAGAAAAAGAAAGCCACACCGGCTGCGCCGAAGGAAAAGAGCGCCAAAGCGGAGAAGTCCAAGGCGCCTGAAAAGTCCAAGGCACCGGAGAAGACCGAAAAGGCGGCAAAGCCCGCCAAGGTTTCCGCCGCTCCCAAAGAGGACGGTATCAAGGTTCGCATCAAGAAGTTGGTAATCAAGAAGCCCAGCATTTCGGCCGCGGAAATTGTCGAAGCTCTTTCCAAGAACGGCGAGACCCCCTCGGCTCTCACAGTTGCCAGCATTCGCGCTGAGTTCCGACATTCGTTGCATGTTCTCAAAATGTGCAACTGGCCTCAGGTCGATATCTAGTTTCTACCGAGTCCTCCCCAACTTGGCGGGCCCCCGATCAAAGGGGCCCGTTCTTTCGTATGTAATAGAAAGAAAGGGGAAACTACTTCATGACAAACCTTAAACTCTGGGTGGCGCGTTTTGGTGACACATCAAAACCAGCAATCGTGTTGCTGTCGGGCGGAATGGACTCCACAGTAGCCTTATACTGGGCAAAAGCCACATTTCCAAGCGTTCGTGCCCTATTCGTTGACTATGGGCAGATATCAGTGAACACTGAGTGGAAGTGTACTCAAAATATTGCACGGCTCGCAGACACTGACGTATTTTTCGCTCGGTTCCCTGTGTTCATTTCGCCCAGTTCGATCATAGGAGTTACACCTATCGCCCATTACGCAAACGTACAAGAGGCAATGGATGATACAGCCAACGATCCATCATATGTGCCCCTGCGCAATGCCGTTTTCACAACAGTTGCAGCACATCATCTACTTGTGCGATCACCCAAGGGGGGCTCTGTTGTCCTTGGCGTTCGCTCTCGCGCGGACGGCGACACAGAGTATGCGGGATTTCCCGATTGTTCCACACAGTTCTGCACTCGCATAGGACAAGCACTTTCGATCGCAGCAAACGCTGTAGTTGACGTGCTTGATCCTCTCAATCATTTTGCGCCTACTCGTGGCAAAACCGTACAGATGGCGAGAGAAGTGGGAGCTTTCGAAGCACTCCGCTTTACGCACTCATGCTTCCATGCCAAACGGTGTGGAAAATGCCTTCCTTGCTTGCGCCGCGCCCAAGCATTCGCGGAAGTAGGATTAGACGATCCAGCAATGTGAGGTTGAAATGACATGGACGGCGACAGCGGTAAAAACTGCCCATGCTTTACAAGAATTGTGATAAGAGTTGGTGGTTCTAAAAAACAGAGGTAACTCTCTATGACAAAGGCTTATTACCGCTCATTTTCCGATAACCTGCCTAAGGTATGGAGCGCTCACGGTCCATGGGTATTCCTTTCCGATCGGCGGGCTCGTGTCCTAGACATGTCTGGAAGTGCCTGCTTTGCAAGTCTAGGATATAGTAACGAATACGTAATACGAGCAATCAAGGAACAATTAGAAGCCATACCCCACGCTTTTGCAGGACTGGGAACTTCCGACGCAGCAGAAAAAGCGGCCGACCTGATTTCACGTCCCTTAGAAAAAGCAAACCCCGGATGGTTTGGCAAATGCTTGTTCCAGCAAGGTGGCGGCGAAACTGTTGATCTAGCGTGCAAGCTGGCCGCGCAGTATCATTTGGAAAAAGAACAGAACCATCGCCAACGCTTTGCTGCATTAGAGTTCAGTTACCACGGGGTAGGATTATTACCGTTCTCATTGTCTGGAGGTTACCCCCGATATGCGTTGATCGATCCATACCATGGCGTCACTAACAATTGTGTCAGTAGACTAGCACACCCTATTATAAGCAATACCCAAGACAGGACAAAAGAAATCATTTACTCCGAAAAACTTGCTGCTGTCATCATCGAGCCCATTGGAGGACCCCCGCTTGGTGCTTGCCCCCTTCCCGGGTGGTATGTTAAGAAGCTACGCCAACTTTGTGATGATACAGACACACTTTTGATATTTGACGAGATACTATGTGGCGCAGGACGTTGCGGGTACATGTCAATGGCGGAGTACTATGACGTTTGGCCCGACATTCTCTTACTGGGAAAAGGGCTGACCTCAGGCTATCAACCCATGTCCGCAATCGTTGTTTCCAAGAAGGTATGTGACAGGATCAAGCAGGGTTCAGGAACAATCATGTTCGGCACCTGCTATGCCAATCACACAACAGGTTGCGCCGCTGTCGCAGCAACACTTGAATACTGCTACCAACACGCGTTGTTCGAAGTCGTCAGGCAAAATGGTGAGTTCATCCATAAACTTCTGTCCCAAGCATTTCAGCAACCAAAATTTCAAATCAGAGGTCGCGGTCACTTATGGGGAATTGAGTTACGCCATCCAGACGCAACGTATTTTCAGCCGTCTACACAGTTCCACATGAAAGCACGCAAGGCCATTCTCGACGCTGGCGCGATTGTATACTCCAAAGGACAAACAGTAAATGGAAAGGGTGACTTCATCACGCTGGCGCCAATGTATGAAATGACTCATGCAGTGATGGAGATGGGAGTTGAAATAATCGCGGAAGGTCTCAAAAACGCCTATCAGGGAGTTTAGACAAATGTGGTTCCAAGCAACAGTTGACGCCCCTACAATATTCGAGGCTCGTCGGTTACTATACGACTATGAAAAGGTGCCAGAAATCGACTACGTTGAGATCGGGGCGCCGATGCTGACCCACTACGGGGTCGACGTGATCAAGTCATTCACGGACTACATCCCCGTTGCCAAACTGTACGCTGACATTAAGTGCATCGATTTTCCAGAAATGGAAATGACTCCCTACATGGATCGTGGCATCACACGCATGTCGGCAATGGCCGTCATGAACTATCAAGCATTCGTGGAGTTAGCTCGTCTGAAAGACCGATATGGATTGACCATTCTGGTTAGTTTGATGGGTTTTCCTATCAGTTACCTACGGGATAAAATTTCGGACCTTCACAGTCTTGGTTTTTTCAATTTCATCTGCCATGGAGCAGGCGTTCGGCCCCCTGATGCCTTTCACAACATGATGCAGTATCTTGTAGTAGTAAATGAGATAAAGAAAAAAATACCCGAATTGAAAATTATCGCCGCAGGTGGCATCGATCGGCATAATGCCCCTATACTTGCTTACAACTACAAAGTGGACGGATTGATAGTTGGTCGTGGCATTGCAAAAGACGGCAACATTAGGGATGCAGTACAGCAAATCCGCAACTGCTTCTAAAAAGGGGGTTGATCATGACTGACTGGAGTATGTTTGGACTAGTTAGGTACCTCATTAAAAACCTTGACCCTAATCCAGAAAGAGAAGGATTGCGAGAAACGCCAAAGCGTTTCATCGAAGCCTGGCAATTCTGGTGCTCTGGCGCTGGGATTGATCCACAGTCAGTACTGAAAGTGTTTGAAGACGGCGCCGAGCACTATGACGAAATGATTTTTCAGGGTTCAATTCCTTTTTGGAGTAACTGCGAGCACCACATGGCTCCATTTTTTGGAGTTGCCCATATCGGCTATATTCCAAATGGTCGGATTGTAGGACTCTCCAAGATCGCACGAGTAACCGACATTCTGGCAAGACGCCTGCAAGTCCAAGAACGTTTGACTGTTCAAATTGCCGATGCATTGATGCAGGGGTTGACTCCACTGGGCGTAGGGGTCGTGCTTCAAGCAAGACACACTTGCATGGAGTCACGAGGTGTGCAAAAGATCGGCTCAATCACAACAACGTCGTCATTGATTGGTAATTTTAGGGAACCAGCAGTGCGTGCTGAGTTCATGGGATTTGTCCACAGCGCCGATCGGGGAATTGCAAGTGTCTAAGAAACAGTTTGCCATCAAGCTCATGCTTGATAGTGGTGTCTTTTCTGCTTGGAACCGAGGACAAGAAATCAAATTGAAAGAGTACATTGCCTACCTCAAGGACCATAAAGAATGGCTGTACTCCTATGTCAACCTAGATCAGATACCCGGCGAATTTGGACGCACCCCGACACAGGCAGACGTGGCACAATCGGCGCGCGTCGGATATGACAACTTCCAAAAAATGAAAGCCGAAGGTCTAGACCCAATCCCCGTGTTTCACCAAGGGGAGGATATTCGCTGGCTAGAACGGATGATCAATGACGGTGACAAGTACATCGGACTAGCGACACGCAAAGACGTGTGGGCCATAGATCAGCGGCGCTGGTTGGACAAGATTTTTTCGATCATCACAAACGCCAAGGGCGAACCCCTTGTCAAAACTCACGGCTTCGGAATTACGCGACCAGGATTTCTATTCCGCTACCCATGGTTTTCAACTGACAGCACAACATGGTCACTGACTCCTGGGTACGGACAAATTCTAGTGCCACGTTACAAGAACGGCAAACCTGATTACCTACATACGCCGCAAAAGGTCATAATGTCGGGCATTCAGCCATCAGTCCATGCACAGACAAAGAACCAGTTCGAGGCTTTAGGTCCGGCGACACAAGATCATATTTTACAGTTTCTTGACGAAGTCTGTGGACTGACGATTGAGCAAGTACGCTATCAAACAAATACTCGCCGTACTGCGATGCTGATATACTACGTTGCATTATGCAAAGCGCTCCATCACGTAACCTTCCATGATCGCACAAGTGGGGGCCTCAATCGCGACGGGTTCAAACACAACCTGAAGGCACCACCCAAACCATGGAACTTGCAGATATTCTTTGCAACGGCTCTCAATCGATCCTGGAATAAACTCATGCTAGACACCAATGCAAATACGCGCTTGTTGTCCTACTATGAGATGCGGGAGAAGTCGACAGAATGCCTGCAACAGTATGTTGAAAATGGCGTGATCATCACGGACCCACGGAAACCACGGAAGACAGTTACCACAAAGAAAACTCCGATTACTCAGGAACGTAAAAAGGAAGTTATTGAACTGTTGCTGGCACCTGGAGCTGACTTGGACACGATTGCACACCTAACGGGTATCAAACGATCAGCCCTTGCCTTATGGCAACGCAAAGCAGCAGGTCGGTTTGCCATCATGGCAAAATGGAAACGCGAAGTATATGTAAACATCCGTCGCGCAAGCATCGCAGAACGCAGCAAAAGGGCAGAACCAGATGGACAGGTCTAAACTCGTAGCAAAACTACAGACGATCGATCCTGCCACGACCTCAAACCAATTGATCCCGATCATGAGCCACTACTGGTTCATGGGTGATCGCGTCATGGCGTATAACGATCAAATATCAATCAGCGTGCCATGCAAAACAGATTTCACGGGTGCTGTTCCGGCGACGCTTTTGGGTTTGTTGAAATCGTCCAAGGCAAAGGAAGTTGAGTTCACAGAACAAGGTGACGACCTACTGATCAAGGCAGCAGCGACAAAGATCAAGTTACCGTTGATCCCCGCCGATGAACTTACAATGTTTACGATGCCTGAACCAAAATCCGATTTTAAGCATGTGATGGCGAAGTCAGGGAAGTTCCTCGAGTGCCTTGAAGCCTGCATGCAATCAACAACCACAGACACGTCAACTCCTGACTACCTTGGCGTCACAGCCATGGCGAAGGACGAAAGTCTACAACTGTTTGCCTGCAATGACGAAACAATGACCTACGCCAACCTGCATATCGGAGAGCTTGTCTTTAAGTCCCGTGTCGTGCTTTCAGCGGCATTCTGTACTCAACTACTCAAGCAAATTTCCAGTGATGTAAAATTCTCAACTCTGGAACTGCACAATGATTACTCACTAGCGACAATGACAAATGGCACGATCTTGTTCGGCCGGTTGATTGATGTTCAAAAACCTTTGGACTATGCCAGTATTATCGCACGTAACTACAACACAAGTATCATTTCAAAGCTTGTCCAAATACCAACCAAACTGGAAGGCATTCTTGAACGGGCAGTCATCATCACAGACTCAGCAGTTGATCAGACAAAGACCTCAGTTTCGGTGCGTGATGGTATCATGCGTTTCAAGTCCAAGTCAGCAAAGGGCGAGATTTCTGACAGTATGCAGGTTCCCAATCACCCAGATGTATCTGTCATGCTGGAAGCGCGTCGATTAAGAAAAGGACTTGAAGCAGGCTTTTCTCATATATTAGTTACCGACACATGTGCAGTAATGGTGAAGGGGGTAACAAATGACAAGGGAACACTGACCCGAGCGGAAGTGGTCTACCTTGTCGCAGCAACAGACCCCGCCTGATGTTGCCTTTTTGCAACATAATAGGCCTCTATTAGGCCCTCGCTGAGTGGCATATCATTGGAGCGCTACACATACAGCGCCCCACCCCTGAAAACCTCTGGAGCGCCAAAATTCCCGGAGAAAAAACGACATGGGCTTCGCAGGTCTTCCGCCGACAGAAAAACTCCCGATCAGCTCCCTACAAGGCATCTCCTTTGCGACATTGCACAAGATGCAATGCCAGATTTGTCCACTCAATCACGCCAAGCACCCAAAGCATCCACATCAAAAGCCTTGGGGTGCCACAAATCCAATAGTCTACATGTTGGGCGACGCACCAAGTGAGGTCGAGGATCGAAATGGCAAACCGTTCCAATCCAGCGCTGGCAAACTCATACGTGAGCGCATTCCAGACAAGTACGCGTCTGCCGTTAGATGGAACAACGCCACTCGAACAATGCCAGCAAAGGCCATAACTAAAGACCCTAATACTTGGCCGTCACAAATCGTCATCGAGTGTTGTCGTCCATCAATAGTCCAAGATATTGAAGCCTCTAAACCCGAAGTCATTTTCGGATTTGGTCCTGTAGTATTACAATGGGCAATCCAGCAAACGGGTTTGGCAAAATGGAACGGGCGGCGTGTGCCGATCAAGGTGGGAAATCACAAGTGCTGGTTTTATCCCATGCATCACCCAAGGGACGTGATTGCAGGGCGTCGTGTGTTCAAGGATGGCAACAAGTACAAACCGCGAGGATTGAATGACTACGGCTCCGAACAAGAGTTCTGTTTCGCCCTTGATCTGAAAAATGCTTTCAATGAACTAGACAGTTTGCCGGAACCTATTATCCACACGTCAGAATTTGCCAACAAGAACTGTGAGTATCGAACAGGCTCGAACGGATGGAAAGACGTTGAGTGGGTTCAGAACAGATTGCGAGAATTGTATGATGAACCAATCGTTGGCATGGACTACGAAACGAACAGATTGCGCCCATATGAGGACGGCGCCAAACTTCTGACCGTTGCCCTGTCATCAGCCCGAGGAACGTTTGCATTTCCCTTCGAACACAAACAAGCAAAGTGGACCGAGGAACAGCTTGATAGAGTTTACACGTACTTCATTAATTTCTTGCACAAAGCAAACTGCCGAAAGGTAGTTCACCAATTGGCGTTTGAAATGGAGTGGTCGGCTGTCTTTTTTGGCAAGTCAATACTACGCTGCAAGCCATGGGGCGACTCCGTTACTCAAGCATTTGTGCTTGACGAGCGTATGAAGATGGGGAAGCCTGATGCATTATCGCTGGAGTTCCTAACTGTCCAATACTTCGGCCTCAATCTAAAACACCTGTCCGATATTGATCGCTTAGACCTGGACAACGAGCCATTGGATCAAGTCCTGACCTACAATAATCTGGACGCCAAATACCATCGGTTACTGTACATTGAACAAGCAGCACGGATCAAAAAGGAAGACCTGCTGACTGTATATCACAACCAACTACATCGTGTTCCCACAATGGTTCTCACGCAAATGAAGGGATTGCCTGTTGATCAGGTCCGCGTTATGGAGTTCAAAAAGTTCTATGAAAGCATAATCAGTAGAGTTGAAGAAGAGATTGCTGACCAACCCATAATTGCACAGTACAAAAGCCTGAAAGGGGCAAAGTTTCGTCCCTCGGCAAATGAAGATGTACTTTTCCTTGTCCGCAAGGTCATCAAACAAGGTATCAAGAACGTTGACGAAAAGTCACTAGCAGACGTTCATCATCCAGTAATTCCACTACTGATCGAGCACCGCAAGGCATCCAAAAACCTTTCCACCTATGTCAAACCTGTGATGCCCGGAAGTCCCTGCTTGTTTCCAGATGGAAAATTGCACCCGATCATTTCCACAACACGCACTAGGACCTCGCGAACAGCATCGGACAGTCCCAATGTCCAGAACTGGCCGAAGCGAAAGAACAAAAAGATACGCTCACAAATCAGGGGCAAACTCAATCAGAAAATTGTGTCCTTTGACTATGGACAAATCCAGGCACGCAATGTGGCAATGGAGTCACTAGATAAGGCATTAGTCAAAGCATTCTGGGATCGGTATGATATTCACGCGGATTGGGTCGAGCGGATCGTCAAAAAATACCCAGCATGGGTGCCGGGCGGCGTCAAGTTCCTAAAGGACCCCGATGTTTTCAAGGCACTCCGCAACAAGGCCAAAAATGAGTTCGTGTTTCCTTCATTCTTTGGTGCACAAGCGAAGTCACTGTCCAGATATTTAGGCGTTCCTGTAGAAATAACTGAAAGACTGCATGATGACTTTTGGGAAATGTTTCCCGAGATCAAGGACTGGCAAAAAGGACTGATCAAAACGTACTTCAAAACGGGATACGTCACAGGGTTATCAGGATTTCGCCGTCGCGCGCCAATTTCCCCAAATGAATTGATCAATGCACCAATTCAAGCGGACGAGTGCTTGATCGTATGCGATGCAATGACACGATTGTCAAAGTACGATGAACCACGTTTCCAAGCATCGATGGAAATTCACGATGACTTGACCTTCATTTGGGAGCAACAGGAAATCGAGAAAAACGCAGAAGTTGCGATCCGAGAAATGCTGACATGCCCCTATGACTGGATCAATGTTCCAATCGTAGTTGAAATGTCGATTGGTGACGATTGGTCCAACGGTAAAGAAGTTGCACATTTTGCTTCGGACTTATGGGAAGGCAAAGACCCGTTCAAGGGAACGTGGGCAGATGGTACAGGTTGGGCAAACGCTAAGGGGATGGAAAAGGCACGGGGTAGCAAATGAACTCTGTAATACCATGCAAACGTGGGTCCAAATGTAGTTGGCCGTCTTGCAGTCTACACTGTGACGGTCGACCAGGATTGGACCCTCCGTTAGAGCACATCATTGATTGGATGGTTTATCGGGTATGTCATCTAAGACAAAAGGAAGTCAGAAATGAGTCTTTACAACAAGTACCGTCCAAAGACCTTCAAAGGGGTAATCGGACAAAACGCAGCAATCCGTAGTTTAGAAAAGGCATTGGAAGGAGATACCCAACAATTCCTTTTCAGCGGACCATCAGGAACGGGCAAAACAACACTCGCCAGGATTGCCGCACGCACTCTGCCTTGTGAGCCACATGATATACTAGAGATTTCGGGTGCCAAATACACAGGCATCGATGACATGAAACGGATCATGGATGGTTTAGCGTGCAAACCATTCGGTGGAGGCAAGTTCAAGGCAGTCGTTCTTGACGAGTGCCACATGTTGTCCAAATCCGCTTGGAACTCCCTTTTGAAGGACGTGGAGGAACCACCGAAACATGTCTACTGGTTCTTTTGCACTACAGAACTGGCAAAGGTTCCCAAGACCATCAAGACACGATGCCTTGCATTCGACCTCAAATCAGTCAGCGAAAAGGACTTGGCAGCACTGGTCAAGTACGTTGCAGACAAAGAGGCAATCAAACTGCCTGCGGACGTCAGCGACATGATATGCACAGAAGCCATGGGGTCACCCAGACAGGCACTCGTCAATCTGGAAGCATGCCGCGAGGCAAAGGACAAAAAGGAAGCCGCAACTCTGCTGAAAGTGGCGCTGGAAGGTGACTCCATTCGTGAACTATGCCAGTTCCTACTCAAGGGTGGGTCTTGGATGAAGTGTGCGGGAATACTGGCGAAGTTGGCGGAAGAAAACCCTGAGTCCATACGTATTGTCGTTTGCAACTACATGGCTGCCGTCATCAGGAATGCGCGAAGTGACAAAGACGCTTGCTCAACCTTGTCAATACTCCAAGCATTTTCCACACCCTACAATGCCGCCGAACAAATGGCACCATTGTACTTGTCTGTGGGTCAAGTCTTATTCAGGTCTGAATAATCCACAGTATGTATCAATAGGAGGACCCTTGATATGACCTATAAAGCAATAGGTATTCCCGTTTCGGACTACGAACGGGAGCTGTTGATCATTCTAATGGAAGAGTGTGCTGAGGTTATTCAGGCGTCATCAAAATTATTACGTTTTGGCAGGGGCGACAAATACGATGATGGGATCGAAAACACTGTAAAATTAGGACTGGAAATTGGTGACCTAGAGTATATGGTCACTATGATAATAAAAGCAGGACTAGTAGCGGAGTGCGACATTGACAATGGCGCAAAACAGAAGTGTGAACGCCTGCTAATGTATCTACAGACACAACAAGGAACCAGCAAATGACACAAGGAAGGATAATACCCGAAAAGTTTACCAAGAAGTCGTCTGAAATGGAAGACTTCGCGGACGAACTCGAGCAATTGCAAGAAGGTCTTGCAATCGACAAGAATGACCTTGACGAGTGTGCCATTCAACACGGCGAACTCATGTATGCTGTGTCGTCGCGTCTGGAAATGGAAATTTCACGGCGCGATGCAGCAGAACAAGAGTCAAAAGAAACTGCTGCTACCATCGACTCTGAATTGCGAGAACACGCCGCAAAGCAGCAAGTCAAGACAACGGAAAACGAGATCAAAGCGCAAATCCTGACCCATGGCCGCGTGATCGAAGCGCAAGCCAAGTACAATCGTCTGGCGTATAAGGTCGGGCAATTGACGGCACTGCGCGATGCATACAAGGCACGGGGGTATGCTTTGTCACAACTCGTTGACTTGTTTGTCGCCGGATACTTCGACAAGGCAGGTCAGGCATCATCGACAAACAAATTGCGGGACCGCCATGCCGCCGAAAACCGAGAAAGAATGCACGAGGAACGCCAACGTCGGCAACGTTGATTTAGCAAGGCTATAGGAGGTAAAGCCACATGAGCCTACTGCTTGAAGTATTTTGGTTTCTTATCACTTTGACGTACGGAATAATACTACTGTACGTCGTAGCGTTCTGCCTTTTGGCGGAATACTTCAAGCGGAAACTGAACCACCACTTGTCTGTCTTGAAATCGGTAGAAAACAGGAGTGACTATGATCAATAGGATAAAGTCAACGAAGAAGCCTGAACTGAAGGGGAAGAAATCAGGGTTCCGATACATTCCCCGTGATCCGGGTGTTTTGAAACAGCGCGCCGAACAAAAAGGGGGCCGCTTCGACTCACCATTCAAACCAAACTTCGATACCTGGCGTCCCAAGCAGGGCCAGAATTGCATTCGTATTTTGCCGCCGACGTGGGATGACGCGAAGCACTACGCCTACGATATCTGGGTCCATCGGTTCATCGGCGCGGACAACTCAAACTATATGTGTCCGCAGAAAATGAAGCAGAAATTCTGCCCGATCTGCAAGGCGGCAAATGAAGCGGCTGCCGCAGGAGAAAAGGACGAGGCCAAGGAACTCAGCGCCGCTCTGTTATGTGTCGTCTGGATTGTCGACCGCGATGACGATGAACTAAAACCCGCCATCTACACAATGTCTGCAACTATGGAACGGGACATTTGCGGGCTGGCACGCAACGAACGGACCGGCAAAACGCTTTCGATCGATCAACCAGACACTGGGTATGACGTGTTCTTGAAGCGATCGGGACAGGGTATCAAGACACGGTACAACGGTATCGCCATTGATCGGGACCCAACTCCCATTTCCGAAGATGAAGCCTTGCAAGGGGAAATCCTCGACTTCATTTCGGAAAATCCGATCCCATCAACCTTCCACTATTACTCAGCGGAACACATGGAAGCAGCGATGCTGGGTTCGGTTGAGTCCAATGAAGACGATGACGAGGAAGACACGCCCAAGAAAAAGCGGCGCGAAGAACCCGAAGATGACGAAACGGCAGATGATCCACCGCCGAAAAAGAAACGGCGCGAGGAACCGGAAGACGAAACGGCAGATGATGACGAGGCGGCAGATGACGATCCGCCACCGAAAAAGCGTCGGGCAGAACCGGAGGATGACGACCCGCCACCCAAAAAACGACGCAGGGACGAACCTGAAGACGAGCCCGAGGATGAACCGGAAGACGAAGACCCCCCGCCGAAAAAGAAACGTCGGGAAGAGCCAGAAGACGAACCGGCAGATGATGATCCACCCCCTCGAAAGCGTCGCCGGGAAGAGCCTGAAGACGAACCCGAGGATGAACCTGCTGACGATGATCCACCCCCTCGAAAACGTCGCCGGGAAGAACCCGAGGATGACGAAGAGGACCCGCCAAAGAAGTCTGTCAGTCGGGTTGCAGTGAAGCACAGGTAATCGAAAACCTTCGGCCTAAATAAAACATGGGCTCGGCCGAAGGTCAGGGTGGGAGTGGAGGCTGCAAATCCATTCCCACCCACCTTTTTAGGGGAGTTTGGAAATGATCGCGCGCGTAAAGATCAAAGCGAAGGAAGACGGGGGCAACTACTTCGCCTCGCCAAAGAAGAACCTAACGTTCATTCCATCTGGTTGCACGACGCTCGATTTAGCGTTGGGGGGCGGGTGGGCGACAAACCGCATAGTCAATATCGTAGGCGACAAATCAACCGGCAAAACTCTACTATGTATCGAGGCGTCAGCCAACTTCATTCTGACATTTCCCAAAGCATGGGTACGGTACAGGGAGTGTGAGTCAGCATTTGATGTACCATATGCTGGTGCACTAGGAATGCCGCTGGATCGTGTTGATTTTGGAAGCAATACTATTGAGACTGTAGAAGATTTGTTCAAAGATTTAGTCAAGATCATTGCCAGCGCCACGACTGAAGAGCTAGTCATAGTTGACTCTCTTGACTCCCTATCAGACGACGCAGAAATGCAACGAGACATGTCGGAAGGTACATATGGTGCCCAAAAGGCAAAAAACATGTCGCAAATGTTTCGACGCCTTGTGCGTCAACTGGCAAATTCAAAGGTTACTCTTATCATCGTATCACAGGTCCGCGACAAGATTGGCGCGATGGGGTACGGCAGAAAAACGACACGATCGGGGGGTCGCGCACTCGATTTCTATGCATCACAAGTCGTCTACTTGGCACATATCGAAAAACTCACACGCACGATCCACAATATCAAGCGTGCCACAGGCGTACACATCAAAGCCATGGTTGACAAGAACAAGATCGGACTAGCCTTTCGTGAGTCCGAGTTCAATATCAACTTTGGCTTTGGTATCGATGACGTGACAGCATGTCTGACTTGGCTGAAAGAGGCCAAATACCTCAAGGACGTTGATATCTCCGAAAAGGAAGTCAAATCGTACCACGAAACCCTCATGAAGGGTTCTCGCGCTGACTATGACAAAGAACTGGCATACTTGCAGCGCGCCGTCAAAAAACGCTGGTATGAATTAGAAACAAGCTTCTTACCAACGAGGAAAAAATATGGCTAAGAACCCACGACGACGCTTAACCGAAGAAGAGATTGAAGCTCTTTTCGAAGAAGCTATGGAACCTTCCTTTAAGAAGGGCCTTATACTTATTGGTCTAGACAATCGTCTTGACCTGTATAAAGGTATAGTTTTAGGATGGTCAACTGACAAAAAACGAAACAGAGCAGCCACAGACCTTACAGAAAGGGGCATACAATCATTAGAGCATGGTTGGATTATATACGAGTGTGAAGTCTCCCACGATGGTTGTATTACTCTAACAAACTATAAACCCATTAAATACAGTGACTCTTTGAAAAATCGTGTCAATACGCCAGCATTCAAAAATTGCCGACTGACTATGATAGGAGGCATAGGCGGAGGCTGCCGTAAACTAAACATCAACTTCTAAAAAGGACCAACCAAAATGAGTAACCAAGAAGAACGCGAGGTCGTCATAAACTATACAAACTGGAGAGGCGAACGCCGCAACCGCCGCATCCGTCCTGTCAGTCCATACCTAACATTCACAACCAACGAATGGCACAAGGAAGCTTGTTGGATGGTTGTCGCGCGGGACCTGGACCTCGATGCTGTCAGATACTTCCCACTAAAAAGCATCCATCACTGGGAAGAGAGGATACCGAGATGAAATCAGGTGGAGGCAAAGCAAAAGGCGCTGCATTCGAACGCAAGGTGTGCCAGGAATTATCCTTGTGGATTTCAGGTGGCAAACACAAAGATTTGTACTGGCGTTCTGCCATGTCAGGGGGCCGTGCAACAGTTGCACGAAAGAGGGGCACAGCACTGGCACGACAAGCCGGCGATATCACAGCCACAGCACCCGAGGGTCACAAACTCACCGACTTTTTCTATATCGAGTGCAAGCACGTCCGCAGTTTGAAAATTGATCGGTTCATCATTGAAGGGACCGGACCCCTCGCACAGTTCTGGCACACAACATGTAAAGAAGCTAAGGCACACAATCGACAACCCATGCTGATTGCAAAGCAAAACGGACTTTCAATTATTGTGGTAACCAAAAGCAATGACCTATACACATTTTCAAAAAAGATAACCGACTCTATGCATACTGTTGCAGACGTAGCGACTTCTCCCGCATCACGAATTTGTCTGTACTCCGACATGCTAACCAAAAGGATGCCTCGATAATGCACCAAGCCGCAATCTTCGATCTTGACGGCACAATTGCCGACCTTACCCATCGCCGCCCACTCCTGGACGGACCAAAGCCTAAGTGGCCGGAGTTTTCCGACCTTTGTTGGGCAGACAAACCACACCATCACGTCATCAACTTGTGCAACATCATCGCAGCACACTACACAGTTTTCATTTGTACTGGCAGAATGGAAACCCATCGAGAGATGACGGAGGATTGGTTACGCCAGCATAAAGTACGCTACCACTCAATGCATATGCGGGCTACAGGCGACTATCGGAAAGACGAAATCGTCAAGTTAGAAATGCTGAAGCACATACGCGGTGGCGGGTACCAAGTTGAGTTTGCCGTTGATGATCGACCAACCGTTGTGAAAATGTGGCGTGCAAACGGGGTACCCTGCTTTGTCTGTGATGACACAGAGTGGATCATCGCCAAGCATGCAACCATCGAGGCTGTTCGCAAGGACCTGATGGATCGCTCCAACGCCGGGTTCCGCAAGTTTGTCAAAGACGAAAAGAACTTTGACATTCGTATGAGTCTAGAAAAGACCTACGAAGAAACCCTCGAAAATGCCTGTGCGTTGCGCGCCGCAATCAACGCGTTACCGGCAGAAACAAAATGACCGTACTTGTAACCGCTGACCTGCATTTTAGCGACAATCCCCGTGACGCCTATCGCCACGGGTTTCAAGCAACGCTGCAAGCCATCATCAAAAAGCACAACCCAAACATGCTGTTCATCCTCGGTGACCTGACCGAGGAAAAGGATCACCACGGTGCGAAGCTCGTCAATCAGGTTGTCAATCACATTGCCGCGCTGGGGCGGATACTCCCTGTTGTGATCTTGCAAGGCAACCATGACTACATCGATATCGCCCACCCGTTCCTCGAGTTTGTTCGAAACATCCCAAACGTTTTTTGGATCAATACACCAAAGGCAAGCACCACATATCCGAACTGGTGTGCCCACATCGGGGACTTCCTATTTCTTCCGCACTCTACCAACTACAAGCGCGACTGGCATTATCTAGGGGACTTCACAAAATACAACTGGATTTTTACCCACAACTCATTCGATGGCGCAGACATGGGTCATGGTCAGCGTGCTTCAGGAATACCAACAACTGTAATGCAGGGTGCTCGAGTTATTTCCGGCGACATTCACATCCCGCAAAAGTTCACCAACATTACCTATGTCGGTGCCCCCTATACTGTTGACTTCGGGGATAATTATGAACCACGCCTTTTGCTAGTTCACAAAGACAAATACGAGTCAATCAAGGTCAGCGGTCCCATGAAACGTCTAGTTGAGATTACTAGCATCGCCGATTTGAAAAACATCAAAACTCACGATGCTGATATAGTCAAAGTTCGCGTCATGCTGGACCCTGCCGAGTACGATAAGTGGCCCAACCTCAAGGACAAGATCAATGAGTGGGCGGAAGGGCGAAACGTCTGGGCACAAACGATTACGCCGAAGCTTCTCCAACCTCGTGTAGCAAAGCGAAAAATAATTCCGGCAGTATCAGACAAACAGCTTTTACAGCAGTATGCAAAAGCGAAGGGTGTTGACGAAAGCACTCTAAAAACAGGACTCGTTCTTTTGGAGAAACAGTAATGACAAATAATCGATCACACTTATCAACAACCCAGGTTTTTCGAATTGGCACACTTCTAAAAGAGGGGATGGAGCTAACACTAGAAGGCAGAGCAATCCGCTACAAAGACGGATGGTATGACATGCGTATCGCCAAAGAAGTTGGTGTAAAGCACACACAAGTTGCACGTGTCCGCCTGCAACTGTTCGGCACATTTCCGATAAGGACAAAAGGTCCCAGTCATAAACCACTAGGTGTTCAGATGGCAGAACTGGAAGAACGTATTTCAAACTTGGAACGACTTGCTAATTTCACCGCGGATGACGATGAAGAGTATGGAAAACCCAACCGAACAACTAAACGCTGTTACAAGGACGAAGAGGAAGAGTGACACGAGCCATGCGCAAATACTCACTGAACGAAATCAACGCAATGCGCGCTGCATTGCGATCTTACCGAATTTCCAGACAAATACCCACCAACTGGTTCAACGATAATCCCGGCAAGTGTTATCTTTCCAACTCCATGTCTGACCCTGATAAAGGCATAGAGGATGAATTACGAACACTGATGACGGGCGGCGTGGAGCCATCAGAAGTAATTGAGCGTGCGCGCAAGGAACACAATCGTGTTCATGGAGAGCCAAAATGAAGTCCGTACTACAAGACTGGGTGATGGAATTGACGCTTAGGCAACAGGGGGTTTTAGTCCTAGCCTTGCGAGGACCCGACGGTGCACGAAAGGAAGACCCAGCAAAGCCAATAGTTCGGACATTGCGTGCCCTTGTCATGAACTCAGGTCGTGAAGGTTGCCCGATGGCAATGGGTTCCCACTTTGAAGGCGACGCTTTCATGCGTACGGATTTGATAGCCGATCCACGCACATGGATTGATGTTTGCCAACGTTTCTACAGCTCGATCGACCAATACAATATCCACTTCCTGCAACACCTCTGGCATGCATACGCACTGCTAGGAGTGTTTCATCCACTTGAAGTCGTTCAATGGCACTCTATGCAGTTCTATCTAGACGGCGCAAAGAAACTACACTTCAACCCAGAAACACGTGACGAGATCACGTATCGCCTACGTGATGGCATACGGCCGGAAAGTGACGAATAGGTTGCCTTCGCAGATTGGCATCAAAGAAGGCAGCCCAAAGGGGAGCCCAACATAGGGTCGCGGGCTCCCCTTCTTATTCAAAGGAAGTAACATGATGGAAGAAATCACAGTAGGTGCAATCATAATGGGAGCGTTAGCAGCAGTTTTCATGCTGGCATTCCTGATGTACAACGAGGTTACGTCCGACAAAATTGTACTGATCAAGAATGAATGGACTTGCACCAAAAGCGTGGTATCAGTTTTGCCCATGGCAGGTGGTGGACTAATTCCGATCGATAACTGTACGCGCTGGGAAGCAAAATGAAACTTGATTTCAACTACGTCTGGCTAAAGCAGTTCAAATCATTTTCAAAAGCATGCACCTTCCGCTTGGATTTGAAACCAGGTGTGCACTTCATTCGTGGCATCAACTCGGACAAGCCCCGCCTAGGATCGAACGGCGCTGGCAAGTCTACGATCTTTGACGCGCTATGTTGGGTGCTCTATGGCAAGACAAGCCGAGGGCTCAAGAACCCGGACGTTGCTGCTCGCAAGGCAAACGGAAAAACAACTACCGTAATCCTGGGTATCACGATCGATGATATCGAGTACACGATTACGAGATCAATCCGCCCAAATAAGTTACTGATTGACAACAAGGAAGTTGGACAAGAACAAATTATTGAACTGATAGGAATGGACTTCCCGGTATTCACGCACACAATCCTGCTTGGTTCATTATGCCCGCTGTTCTTTGATTTGACGGCGCGCGACAAGATGCAACTGTTTGTTGACGTACTTGATCTGGAACGCTGGGATAACCGATCGGAAATTGCATCCAAGAAATTGCAGGAACGCGTCAGCATTCAAGTAGGAGTGCAAAGTGACCTCAGCGCCCTGGAAACTACCTATGCAACAGTCACAGAACTGAAAAAGAGTTTACAGGAACAATCGGACGAATGGAACGCCCAACAAGAAACACGCTTGCAGGGTTACGTCAACAAACGCAAGCAGCGTTACAAAGAACTGAAAGTACAGGAAAAGCTTTATGAGGATGCACTCCTGGGTCTCGATGGCGCTGGTGTGGAGGTTAAACAACTGGAAATCGATTTGGCTAGACAGACAGATGATCTGGCCCGAGCAAAAAACGCCAGAAACAAAGTTGAGGCAGAGCTCAAAATACTACACAGCCAGTATGAACAATTGGCTGACCAATACCATCAACTTGGAGAAGGGGCGCATTGCCCGACGTGTGGACAATCAACCAAGGGCACCGCCCTGGAAAAGCAAAAGAAGCAGATGCGTCATGACCTCGCCAAGGCCCGAGCAATCTTGGATGCTGGCATACCATCGGAAATCGACTTAGCAGTTACTACAGCAAAGAAGATAGTTCACACGACACAGGAGCATTTAGCGAACTGGCGTGCCAAGGAAGACGATGCACAATCGACAGTACGTCGTGTCGAGCCATTCGTTAATAGTTACAAGACGGAAATCGGCACACTCACAAGACAAATCGAGGAACGCGAACACGAAAACAATCCTTATACGCTGCAAATTCGTAAACTGATCAAGCAGACCCAAAAGTTGGAAGGGGATCGCAAAGCGTTGACGGAACGCCTTGGCAAAATGAACTCACTAGTTGAGCGGACCAAATTCTGGGTCAAGGGGTTCAAAGATGTACGCTTGTTCGTCATTGAAGAGTTGCTGCAAGAATTGGAGTTGACTACAAACGCTGTCCTGGATGATGTTGGTTTGGTTGGGTGGTCGATCAAATATGCAATCGAGCGTGAGACAAAAGCAGGAACGATCCAACGAGGGTTGACAGTATCCATCCTCGAACCGGGCAACGAAACACCAGTTAGGTGGGAGGCTTGGTCTGGGGGTGAGGGGCAGCGATTGCGTGTCATCGGTGCATTGGCGTTGTCCGAAACACTACTCAATCACGCGGGGGTTGAAACGTCCATCGAAATATTGGACGAACCGACACAACATCTAAGCGATATTGGTGTCAATGACCTCAACGATTATTTGGCCGAACGGGCAAGGCAGTTGAAGCGATGCATTTTCTATATCGATCATGCATCGGTCGAGAGTTCAAAATTTGCCTCTGTTTTGACGATCGAAAAAGGTGAAGTGGGGTCATTCCTGCGGAAATCCGGCAAAGCCGAAGAAGAGTGCCCGTTTTGATGGCAAAATTCCTGCGATATTTGGCGCTACAGAGCCTTTATGGGTGGGGGCGCCACCCCCCTAGCGCTCCCGATCCAATGGGCACTCAGCGAGAGCCTATCGAAGGCCACGGATAAAGGAAAAGTTTCCCATGAAGCAGGCGGCAACCTATGTCTGTCAGAACTGCGGCGAAACCTACAAGAACATTCCGGCAGTTCCGACACCGAAGTACTGTTCTAAAGTATGTTTTTCACAAGCACGCATAAAGGCGCCAAGCAAGGAAAGATCAAATGACAAACAGCGAACTGTACTTCAAAAACACGGCTAGCATACCAGTCAACAATATGAAGGTAGCTTCCGACCCGTACCCACACCTTAGGGATGCTGATGGCTGCATCCTCGCAAGAGACTACATCAACGTGGGGAAGATGAAGTACGTACTGGAGTGTGTCTACACTCATGAAAAGTTACGAAGTGCACTAGAAACAATTGCCAGTATAGAAGGTGATTACGGATCAGGGCAAATTGCTAACAAAGCACTTGAACCATTTCAGCCCCCTGCAAACTTCAAATACGAATGTGAGCCCCAATGATCCCCACATGGCTGTTTCCCAGTACATTGATCGGCGTCTCGTTCATTTCTGCCGTAGTATATGCAATTGACGGTGATTGGCGACGGGCAGCATATTGGACGGCAGCCACAGTCATCACGATCACAGTTACATTTTGAAAAGGGAAAGCAAAAATGGAGCATCTAGAGCCCCGTGGGGTGGAAATCAAAAATGCAGTGTTTGAACTAGACCTCAAAAATGCCCAACTCACACTCAAGATTGGGTATGCAGTTCGTGGGTTAGAACGGATCGGCGCTGAAGTAACGAAGTTAATCCCACTATTAGGTGCTGACATAACCTGCCAACGTCTGCATGATCTGAACCAATACGTTTACACGCTTATTGCTGACCTAAAGAAGTAACTAACCATGTACGACTACAAGTTGGAGGACAGTACTGGAAAAATTACTCCGATAGCCGAAGTATCAACTGCAGAAATCACTGAGTTACTAATGTACGGCTTTCAACCTGTAGGAACTGCAGGAGTTGAAGCAATACGGGAACGCCTTCTACTTGAACTATTCATCCGTGAAAGGAGCCTACGATGACCGACAAGAAAATGACTGTCAGCGAACAAGATGTGCACCTGATCAAGCTACTGCGAGCGATCGCAAGTGGTATAGACGCACAAGCCTCCGGGCACGCACTCATATTCGAGGGTGCAGCCCAGAGGCTTGAGCAACTAACGGAAGTGGTGAACAGACTGAAAGCCACGCTGTCGATGATAGGGACGGCGATCAACGCAACACTGGAACGACTCAAGCAGGAACCGTCGCCACCAAAACCTACTTCGCAGATGAAACCAACTGCCGATTGAAGACGCAGCCATCCCGCCAACAGACGATCAGTCGCCCACCTTCATTGTCAGCGCCGCACTTCGGACACGTGATCAACGTGACCGGAGTGCTTCCTTTTAACTGCCACTTTGGTTCTTGCCACGGACCATCATGGCCGAACTTTTGCAGGCATTGAACGATCCTCTTCAGCCACTTACGCACTTTTTACTCCAGCAACAGCAGCCACCATTGCGGGAGCACCTGTACCTGTCGCAGTTGCCGGGATCGTAAAGTGAAAGTTCGCCAGTGCTGCGGCAATTGCTGCCTGTGTGATCTGACCGGCAAGGCCGTCAATCTTAAGGCCCAACTTTGCCTGCATCAAGTACACGGCATCACGGGTCTTTACGCCATAAATACCGTCGACCACAAGATTGGGTGACGGCACCAACATTGCGTTGAGTGCCCCTTGCAGCCACTTCGTGGTGTTTGTGTCGAATGCTGCAATCGCACCGCCGACAATGTGCAAAGCCGGAGCTGCCTTCGGGAACAGCGTCGCACCGATTTCCTCCAACATTGTCGCAACCGTCGGGGAAATTTCCTTGATCTTCGCCACCAAACCTTCGTTGGAAGATGCGATATCGATGGCAGCCTTCACCAACGGTGCAAACTGCAGCACCATTTGAATGATCGTGAAAACACTACCCATTGTACTGTACTCCTTCTTTCGCTGATTGTGAACTTCCATTTTTGGCAGATTGCGTTGCAATCCCTGCCAACGTCTCTCCCTTCGCCTTTGACTCCAGGCTTGATCCGAAATAGTACTGCACAACTGTATTGGCGTTAGAGATCAAGGCACCTGTGAGCAACGTCAACGTGTTCAGTAACGTTGGGTGCCCGTCAATCGAATTTGGAAACACAAAGATGACGATTACCAGCACGATCATGCACAGGATGATGATCGTGCCGATAGTAGCCTTTGCATCGGGCCAATCGAAATTCCAATTCATACGTGGAACTCACGTTTCCAGATTGCCAACCAGGCACGCCGATCGGCAAGGCCGTTCAGTCCACCGTTGAGATGCCTTGTTTCGGTAACAATGTCATCGCGCAAGGAAAACGGCAGACAACCACACAGGATCAGGTCAGCAACTCCGCACTCCAGCGCATGATCGGGATCACTCAATAGTTCTGGGTGACCCAAAAGATCAAATCCGGTCTTCGCCGCGAGTTTGCCATACCCCTCGCGTCCCGTGACTTGAGAGAAGCCTCGACCTCGGAAGTTCCATCCATCGTCGGACGGAGGGGGTGCATTCCCCATGCGACCACCGTATGCAATGTCGGCAATCATTCGCGGATTGTGTGCGTATCGTGCTGCCATCGATCCGGTGAAGTGTGTAGGAAATATCTGGAGCAGCCGTTGCTCCGAATAGTTCATGTTCTCGACCATTTCCAACCCGGCACCACACTCTTCCGAGAACTGCGCCATGGCGTGGGCGATACTCATTGGAGAAGTATAGCCATACTTTGGAAAAACAGTCGGTGCCGCCTTGACAACCCCTTCGATCAGTCCAGGAGTATGTTGGTTTGCATGAGGCCAGCGCCTCTGTAGCATATCCAATGTCAGTATTGATGCGGGTATTGTTTGTACCACGCCCGTACTAAGTACGGGGCCTCCGATTGCGCCTGTTGCGCCTGTAACATCAGCCATGATCACTCTCCCTATTTGATTATCAGCATTCGACCGAATAACTGATTTAGAAACTCGACCTCAGGTTTATCACAGGTCCGAGCCAGATTAAAGAGCTTAAACATAAACTCCACCTGTGCAATCTCGTCTGGCGCTGGGTGGCTGTCAAGTATCAGTTGTTGCACATTCCTGCGACCACCTTTCAGTCCCTGCATGATTTTCAGCATGCGGGTAGCCAATCGCAACTCGTCCTTTGATATCGTGAACGGAGGACGAGGCAGCATCGACTCGACAGCTTCATCCCTCACGCTGTCTTTTATGAATTCGTTGAAATCTTTCCAAGCCACGACTACTTACTCCTTTTCCATGAAACCCCGCCCGTGACCGGGGAGAGTACAATCACGGGCGGGGCCGCGACACGAAGTCCCCTGCCGGGTTCAAACCATGCACGCGCAAGAATGCATGATCCAAACAGGACCTCGTGATCTCTAACTACGTAAAAATTCGATCGAGGGTGTGCCTAGTTGCTCGGCTGTCCAGCCTGAGAAACTGCGTGCATGCAGTTTGATCGTTTTCATATAGGGTTCCCAACGTTCTCTAAAACGTTCGGCGCTAGGCCATGGGACTTGACGCTTGAAGTGTCTCATTTTCGGGTCCATCGGTACGCCGCAAAGAAGCACCTTGTTGAACCCCTCTTCCAACGCAACTTTGACGGCGAACAACCCAGACGATCCAGTCCAATCTGAAGTTGTGTGCGTCACACCCCTGTCGTGCGTACATGAGTAAACCTTGCCGGGGGGCCACAACACAGAGTCCTCACGCCAGCGAAGCCAAACCTCTAACTTGATCGGGTGCAGAGTAATGGCAAAATCAATATGGTCTGGAAACAAGGCGATCATGTCATTGACGACAAAAGTCGCAAAAGCAAGATCGCCAGCATCAATGCAGAGTTGCCTTGCTCTTTTGTACTCGTCTAGTACATTCTCGGCACCCCCGATGACAATCGCTACTGTCATGATAGTCGTGAGTGTAGCCATGAGGCATCAGGAAAGCCAAACTCTTGCATTGTCCATCCTGAAAAACTGCGCACGATCGGCGCTATCTGCTTTTTATGGACTACCCAGCCATTCTGGAAACCGATGCCTTGGGTCCACCGCGTCTTTCTAATGACGTGCAGCTGCTCAGGTGACATAGGCACGCCGCACAGTAGGCATGCCTGGAAGTCCAAGCGCTGTGCAACTTGAACCATGAACAATCCGACAGACCCTCGCCAACATTCGTTGACGTGTGTGACGTACTTTGCAATCCCCTGATTTCGCTTTTCAGAAAACCTGTGGGACCAGACTTGATTGGGTGCTGAGTAACCCTTTTCAAGCCTCTTTTCAATCCATGGATTGACGGAGTCTGTGTGGATCATGCATGCGTGGTCAATGTCATCTGGAAAGATCGTGCAAATGTCATTTGCGACAAATGTACTCCATCCAACGCCAACCTGCATGCACAGTTGCTTTGCTTGTTCGTACTCCTTAAATACGAACTGAGCACCCCCGATCAAGATCGCCGCTTGGCGCATCATTTCAAGCCATACAAAGTGAACACGCCACCAGCTTCAAAGGCATTCGTAGTCGTGAAGGTCAACCTTGAAATTGCACTGACAGGAGTGTTATGACTATTATCATCCCAGAAGCTAAAAGCATGACCGGCAAATTTTCCGTTGCCTGATGTGAAGTTGAAAAAGAATGCCATTATAGATTTGACCACGTTAGTTGTGTAGTTAGCGAATGTAATCTCACCATACCCGGCAAAGGCACTGCTTTGTGTAAGCAGACCAACCCATGCACCCGCTGACGTCGAAGCTAAGACGTCTGTAGCTCCAGACCCGTCAAGTTGATAAATGCGATCAGCAGCAGAATAGTCCCCAGAAGTAGCGTCATTGTTTACTTTACAACTCAAGTTCGCATAACTACCTCCCGCAGCATTATCTCTCGCGCTGTAGACAACCTTTAGACTCGTGTAACTGCCAGAAATGCTAGTGAAGTCAACAGATGATTGTCCGGCAGTTGTTGTGATTTGTGCAAGTTGCACAAAATCGCTTGCACTGCTAGGTCCTGTCGCACCTGTCGCGCCTGTTGCACCTGCGGGTCCTGTAGCCCCTGTTGCACCCGTCGCGCCGCTTGCGCCACCGGGAGTTCCTGATGCACCCGTTGGCCCCGTGGCGCCTGTAGCTCCAACGGGACCTGTTGCACCTGTTGCCCCTCCGGGTGATCCTGATGCACCTGTTGCGCCTGTAGCCCCTGTCGGACCTGTAGCCCCTGTAACACCAATTGAACCTGTAGCCCCTGTCGGACCCGTCGCGCCTGTGGCGCCGATTGGGCCTGTAGCCCCCGTTGGCCCCGTCGCGCCTGTTGCACCCACACCTCCCACAACAGTACTCGCAGCGACGTTTTCCCAAACTCCATACGAAGCATTATAAAGCAGCATATCGTCATTTTGTGGACTGGAGATTGACGTATCAATCAGTTGTGCAAGGGCTGTGACACGGGACACCCATTCTGTGTCGCCGTCAACGTCACTATGCTTGACTAGTGCGTCACCTGTGGCGCCACCTGCCGGAACTCCATACACTGTATGCCAGATGAAGTCATAGTCCGTGTTGGACGCTTTTGCTAGAAGTTGCCCTGTCGTTCCTCCGATCGGCAAACCAGCGGGGATTGTGAATAGCAACGCATAGACACTATGCCCATTGCCATCACTTGCACCTGGATCAAACAGTGTCGCGGACGTGTGATCGAAACTGACAATATATGCCGAGTTACCCTCGCCAAAAACGTCACCAACAAAGTATTGTGTATCTGGTGCCCAAATGCCACGACCATGTATCCCCAACAAGGGCATCTTGACAAAAAACGATGACGCATCAGTCATCGCAATTGTCATTATGTCACCGTCGGTCGTGATATCCATGATCGAAACAGGTTCGATCGGATGGTTCTCGATCGCAGCGATACGTTGTAAAACTTCCCAGAAGTTCTGGTCAACTTCAAAGTCGTCAAGTAACCTATTTAGGCCACTGCCCCAACGTGAAAAATCAGTAGTGCACCAGTACATCGTGTTCTCCCTTAGAACCCTGGAAACTTTGGAAAGAAGGCAGAAGGATCAAACCCGTTGAAAGTTTGGGTGGTCTTTTCCTTCGGATATTTGATCGCATACAACTGTACTTCTAGACTATCCTCGCCAGTCAGAATTTTTGGATTGCCACCATTACCCCAAGTAACTGATACGTTAGCCGGGGATGTTGCCGGTCCCGTCGGTTGTGCGACAGGAGCTGATGCAACTGTGCTAGGAACTTGAAATGGTCTGACAAGACCTTCGAATGTGTTAGCCATTTGAAGGAGCCTCCAAGTCAATACCCTTTGGCAATACTAACGGACCCATAACAACAGTGGCCTCGTTATTTACCGGACCTCCGTCAACTGCTTTTAGTTCTAGGTAGTATTGACCATATGCAGAGTGGGCGGCAACTGCTGCTGCCTCTTGCTGTGCCTGCATCTCTTCTAGGCGGGTCAGCGTATCGTCTAGATTTGGGTCCGCTCCGGGAGCGCTCGCACGCGCTTTAATGAAAATATCTTCAAGCGTATTAAATAGTGTTTGTTCGCCATCGAGATTTAGACTCGAATGCACAACTACGGAGCTTGGTTCTATTCCCCCCGTTGTTGTAGCGACGGGGAACGTCGTGTCGTCAGCAGAAAGTGTTACGGTTGGAACAGAGTATGTCGTGTTTCCAGCAACGTTTGGAACGGCTGCACCGACAGTGGTGCGATATCCACTGACGTAACCATTGACGTAGGTTGGAGTTCCGGGCGAAGTCACAACGGCATTTCCATACCCAATGCAACACGCGATAGTAACCTCACAAGTCAGTTTGCCTGTATCACCATCGGCTGTGGCTTTGAGTTCAACAATCTTTCCAGTCGCAACTCCGCCAGGAATATGGCGGTTGTGTATTGTTGCACTCATTCTCAAAGTGAGGCCCAAGAACTGCTCAAAGAAGACTTCAGTCTTAACTAGCACAGCTCTGGATCGGGCGATTAGGTGTTTACTGGCGACTAGCGTGAGATACTCAAACGCTGTCACCCCGGCTGAAGTATTAAAGAACGTGTTTGATGCGATGTTAGAAAGTGCGGCCCCCGTATTTGCAGTATTGGCAACAACTCCCAAACTAACCCAAATCACGCCGCCATCAGTCGTAAAATCACCAAACGTAGAACTGAACGCTGGCACAAAAGGTTTACCATTGACGACGTTGGGCCCCGAAACTCCCGCTTGAATGCACAACTGCTTCGTGGTAACGACAGAGGTGACGCCAGTTTGGGATGTTGCCGTTTCCTTTAGGGCATAGACGACACGACCTAATTTATACGCTGTGTTACCCTGCCACGCTGCATTCTGATAGTATGGATAAGGAGTTGGGCCAATACAAGCCCACTTGACGCCCGTAGTTTCGTCAGTTTCAACGCCGATCACATTGGAAAATGTGGGTATAGTTGTTGATGTGGTTCCAGGATGGATACAGATTTGGTAACTCAAGTCTGGAGCTCTAATCAGCGTGCCGTACTCAACAGCCGCTGCCTGGTAGGCCGTCCAGTCTTGGATGACAGCCGTCGGTCCCGTTCCTGTCAACGGTGCCGACGCATCTTGTGACGTGAATGTCAAAATTTCAAAGTCTTGTGGTAATGAACTGTCCTGTGGACCACTAGGTGACGGCAAGTCCACCATCAGCGGCTGCATTTGGGCCGTCAACCGTGTCCGCAAATGCTCGGATCGTTTGCGATTAACGTTGAACTCTAACTCTAAAAAGAGTTTAAGCCAATACTCGACAATCCAAACCTTTGTCGTTTTAGAACTGGCATTCGGCTGGTCCACAAGATCAGGATTGTTGGGATATAGTCTAGCAAAAACCTGTTCCGTACTTGTCACATACGGTCCCAAAACAGGACTGCTGACAACTGGATGTGTAGTTGAAACACGGGACGAAATAACGCTACCCTCAGCATGAAACTTGGAGGTATCCTTAAACTGCCAAGATACAGTTACCGTATGGGCTTGCGAGGAACCCCAATAATCAACAGCCGCTGCATTCTTGACGGACCATCCACCCCCGATCCCTGCTCCCGGCTTAGGCCACCCAGTAAGCAAGGAGTCTGTATATAAGGGACCAACTAACTGCCCATCAAAAAGTGTCATAGTGCCTGAAGCAGATTGCGTCCAATTTGTTGTCGCATCAATGATGACGGTTGTCAGCGGTACTTGACCGAGTTGAATGTCCACAGAGTCTTCAAAACAATCGGACTCTTGAAAAGTTACAGTTCCATCCTCACCAGTCAGCAAGTTCGAACTGCTGACGTGTAGCGTGAGCGGATTGACGTACATTGCTACAGGATACGCGTCTAAAATAGTGTCTGGATCATCCTGGTGCGCTGGATCGATCCACAGTGGATTATAGTATGGAGGAACTTTAAGTGTTTCGACGTAGACCTGCTTTTTGCCAGCGAAACCTAGAGGCTTCGCAACATAAACGACAGTCACGATTTCCTGGATCAGGTTACCGGGCAGACCCACGATCCGACCAAACATGAACGGTTGGACGTGCCCGTTGTCCTTACGCCGCCACGAAAACCACGCCCATATCAACACACCGGGTGCAAGTAAACCACGCCGCGGGTTTTCGATGTTGAGCGTAATCTGCATTGCATCCCCTTCGGACCAATCGATTTCGAAGGAGTATATGCGAAAATCCTTGCGGATCATTTCGTCAGTGAACGTTGTCTCCCAAGGGTTGACAAGGGCCACGTATAATGGACCAACGAAATCTGTAAACAGACCCATGGTTTACTGCTCCTCGAAATCTATTTGCCAGGGCTGATCGGCTGTCCACTCATCAAGATTGTCACTCCAATCAACGATCAAGCAGTACAAAATAGGGAGGTAACGGATGAACCCAGGATCATCATTGTTTTCCGAACCGCAGACGACCTGTCTTGCTGGTGACCCACCCACAGGGTATGAAAAATATTTGGGTAACCATAACACAACGGGGTCTCCGGGAAACACACCATCAAGTGCCGGTGGTTGCTGATCCTTGGAGGAAATCGATATCGCGTACTTACGGAATTGAGCGTAGGAAGTATTCCGTAACTCTCCATCAACAGTTCGCCGTAAGTTTTTTGATGCCTGTATTGGTTTGAGAGCAATAGTCAATCCTCGCGCGGAGTACAATGGTATACCCACACCATCCATGACCAGCATTGTACCAGTGTCAGGAAGGGTCATCGAATTGCACTCCCCTTGCGACCAAGTGAGGCCGTCTGCTTCTTAATGGCATATTTCGACATTTGCGAGAATGCATCATTGGTCATCGTGATGCCCGGAATTTTGTTACCGTCCAGAATGAACACGGCAGGGCGCTCACCCGATGCCTTGCCACCCGAGGCCAATCGTGCAGGTGCCTGACTATTCATGGCTCCAGCCAATCCACCGACAGCAAATGAACTGAAGTCAACTGTTGGCATAGGTGACGCAATCGCACGTGCGATCGATCCACCTCCGGCAAACCCACCCTGTGCCATCTTGACGACCTGATTGATCGTCTTGACAGTGTTTGCCACGTGCCTAACAAGGCCCCCGCTTTTGAAAGCGCTGACTAAATTAACTGTCGGTACTGACCCATCATAATGATACTTGGGAGTTCCGCCCAGCTCGTGATGTTTTTGATGATGGTAAATGTTTGTCGTGTCGCCAGCAGAACCCCCAGACGCCAATCGTGCGACGGCCTCATACCCGTTATGGATCACGTTACTGATGTGGTTTGCTGTTGTCGCAGCCCCACCGGCAGCCAAGCGAATGACGTTTGTCACGCCTTGTACCAAACCACCCAAATTGAACTTACCCTCATTAACTGCATGCATGAAGGGTTGTCCGTATTTTTCAACGGACTTTGTTTGCATGACAAACTCACCATGAGACAGCTTCGCATCAATGCTATCGCTGGTCGAGTGCCCGGCACCCCAAACGGGACCACCCGCTGCTTTTCCTGCAACAGGCGACGGTCCGTCATCACTTGACGAGTCAGGAGCACTTGAAGACGTGCCACTGTCACCAGACTTCTTGTCCAAAGCGTCTAGGAAATCTTTCAGCTTACCGGTGACGCTATCGAGTGTATCACCAAGCCCTGTCCACTTACCATCAAGCCCGAGAAGAGCTTCAGTCGTCACACCAGCTTGTGTGCCCAAGCTTTCAACAGAGGTATCGGCAGTATCTGTAGTTGTCTTGAGGCTTGTCTCAGCCGTGGCTACATCAGTACTGGCTTTTGAAAATGCAGTGTCAGTGGTATTTAGATCAGTACCAGTCTTTTCAAGTTCAGGATTAACCTTCTTTAAGCCGGCCGAAAACTCTTCAAGTGAAGCATTCGCCTCAGTTTTCTTATCGGATGACGTTGGAGTGGGAGGGGGCTGGAAAAAAGGATTGTTTTTGATAAGTCCGGGACCACCCGTAACAACATCCCCTTGTGCGTTTGGGTTATCAAAGAACGGGTTAGTTCTGATAGTCCCTTTATCCTTACTGAACTCTGAACCCTTTAACTTGTCTGTCGCACCCTTGATTTTTTCTGCTGCATCATGTGTTGCCGCAGCCAACTCATGGGTTCCAGTGACAGCACTTTTTATAGAAGCCTCATGGTCAGCTACTAATGCCTTCAACTGCTCAGTCACGGACTTATCTGCTGCCGGTGCACTGCCGGGCCGCGATTTTGGAAGTGGGACTTTTTCACCATCCTCGTCTGGATTTGCAGGACCAGCAGAACCCAACGGTTTTGGTGCCGTCTTGTTTGACAGTAACTGCATACCTTTGATAATTGCCGTAACCAACGCAGCAGCAATGGCAAGACCTACTACTCCAATAGCTGCCTCCGCAAGACCAGGAAGACCAACTAGCGCGGTAACAAATGCTGTTGCTAAACCAATTGCCATGCGCGTGCCGATAAGGGCAATGCCGGCTAACAGGGCGGTGCCCAAACCAGCGAGGATCACGTCAGCAGCAGACGTACCTAAGGTCTCCGCCATGTAGTTACGGAGTTCCAAGACTTTCGCCTTGATCTTCTCAAATGCCGCTGTTGCAACTTCAACTATTTTATCCCAGAACAAGTAGATACCGGCGCCGATCACAAACGCAGCAGTGATCCACCCTGGAACTAATAGCAGCAGTGAGCCTAGTAATCCTAACGCGCCTGTCATTCTGCCAAGCGCGTACAGGAACACAACGTCCATCTTGGACAAGTTTGTGCCAAAAGCGTCATTGATGGTATTTTTGATTTTGTCTATGAACCCAATCAATAACTCGAACGCAGGAATAACAATACCCTTGATAGTACTTCCCAAGGAGTTTAGTAACTCAACTACTGTCCTTACCCATGGTGTTTGAACTTGCTGACCAGCAAGCAGCCTGAGAAGATCACCTATGACTGGTTTAACTGAACTTGTGATGAAAGACCCAAGATTACTCAACGCTTGCTGGATAACTAAAATCCATGTGATTTTTGGTTCCTCACCGGCAAGTAAGCGAAACAAGTCCGTGATGATAGGCTTGACCTGATTAGCGATATCACTGGCAAATTTCAGTAGTTCAGGATGACTCTTGCGGATCGCTTCATCCAGTATGTTGAAGCCAGCAGTAAAGCCTGGAGCAAACAGGTTACCTATTTGTTCTGCAGTAACCTTTAGATCGCCCTGCAGTTGGTTCAAGGATTTGTGGAAGTCTTTCGCAATGTGCTCATCGTTTTCCGTCAATGCGAGTCCGGCTTCCTTTTGTGCTTCACGGAACTCCAGAAAAGCCTTCGATCCGACAGACATTGCCGCAACAAGGTCTTGGCTTACACCACGACCAAACAACTGATGTGCGAGAGCCATCTTCTTGGTCTCGTCAGTCATATTGTGGAAAATATCCATCAACTTCAAAAAGGCAGGTTCCAGCGCTGGCTCAATGTTTCGTAAGTCAGACGCGTTGCCCTTGAACTCTTTGAACGAGTTACCGCCGTCAAGCAGGGTTGCTTCGAAACCCTTGACCATATTCTGAACGCTGAAATTAACTCTACTCAAATCCTGCGGAATACCATTCGCCAAATTCTCGACGGCACGCTGCAAGGTAGGTACGGAATTTGCGGCGTCTTCATTCGCCTTCTTTACGGCTTCGGCCGCTTTTTGGACTGCTTCTATTTTCTTTTGCTCGGCCTCCCGAATTGCAAGTGCAGCCAACTGCGCGACGTTTGCCGCGTTCTGGTCGTCCTGCTCCTGCTTGCGCCTTGCAACAGCCTCGGCCTCGATTGCCTGCTTCAAGGCAAGTCGGGCTTCCTTCTCTTTCAGTACTTGCTGTTCCGCAGCAGTCGGTGGATTTCCCTCGATTGCCGCCAGTGCTTGCTTTGCACGCTCAACACTCAGCACCGCACCTTGAACGGAAAAGGCGTTTGCAACCTGTGTATGCGCCGCTGCTTTTTCTGCATCAGCCGCTTTGATGTACGCCTCAGACAACTTGATTGTAGACTGCTCGACCGCTTGGTTTGCATCGATGATCTTATTGTGATCATCAACCATTTTATCCGAAGCGTCACGCGACGCTCTTGCAACGTTGGGGAAGTCATTCTCCAATCGAACGGCAAAGCGCTTGAACGCCTGCTCAAGGTTGCCGGTAGATGCTCCCAACGCACCAAGCGTTGTGATCATTGCCGACATGTTTTCGATGGTTGATCCAGTCTGGGTAGCAAGGTGCTCCATTTCGACTGTGGCCTCGACCGAAGTCTTAGACCACTCGAACAGAGCAAGCGTTGTCCCGACAATTGCTACGCCAACGGCAGCAATGGCTTCTGCAAGTCCAGCAAATACTGTATGACTGGCAACTTCTTCCAGTTTCTCGAAAGCTGCTTTGCCAGCTTCCGCGATACTGTCGAATGCCTTTTCAATATCTTCTTGACCTTCGACTCCAATCGTTTGGACGATTGCAGGTAGGCCACTATCGCCAGCCATGGACTTTATCCTTTCGGTAAGTTCTTGCTGTACTGCGAACGGAAACTACGCATTTCCCTTTCAATGATATCACGTAAGTGAAATCGTTTCTTCAATGTGACTTCTTCGATCAGGAAGTATTTAGGTTTGCCGTCATCCTTGGAAATCAGCAAAGGTGCAGCGCCGGGCTCTTTCCGATTGAACACCGAAACAAGACCTCCGGGATAATCCCTGGCAAGTACACCCTTTGGCACGTTCGCGAACGACAACGGGATTGCCAGCCATGGGTTACCATGTATGGTTTTGCCCGTTTCGAACACGCTGGCGTAGGGAACGTCATGTGAGACGGTGATAGTACAGTTAATTAACGCGCCGGACTTGGGGCTCACATCGACATGCAAGCCTTGCGTCCAGCGCGATCCAAAGTTCCCACCAGCAGCAATATCGGCTTTTCCCTTTTCCAGGATTGCCGCGGCAACGTCACGAGCAGCCCCCGTCACTGCAATTGCCATGCGAGACAAGTTCTTGGTACTTGCCGCATGCCATTTCGGACCGGCGGGTTGTCCCTTGAACAAGAATTTGACTCGAACGCTGCTCATGTTTCCTTATCCCAAGCCTCAATTTGCTTGTCGATTGCCTCGACGTTACCCGAGGTACCCAGATTTGTCGCTGAGACAATTTCTGATAGTTCAACAAGCCTACGTCGGCTTTTCAGGAACAGATATGCAGCAATCTGCTTTGGGGTCAGGTCCCAGACTCTTGGATTGGTGGCTCCACCGAGGGCTTCGATCCCCGTGGCGAGTTCATAACCCGCGCCTTTCCAGACGCGACGGAGCCGGGATCGGACAACTCCTGGATTTTCTTGACGAAAGGGCCGTAGCCACTTGGGAACGTGACCTCTCCAATCTTCAAGATAAAATCAACTTGCAACTCAATCCCCAATAGTTCAGCCGACCTGACGTACCTCGGATCGATATCAAATATACTAGTCTCGATCCCATTCTGTTCCTCGATTGTGACTTTTAGTCCGCCAGTTCCACAGGCGATGACTTCTGCAACAGCATCGGGTGCCAGTTTGACGATATCACCCATGCTCAACTTTCCTGCGGCGATCGTCTGAATGAGTTGTGGGTAACGGTTCATCAAAAACGCGACAGCTTTTGACGGGATACCGAAGACTTCAACGTCAGAGTCCCCGACAGTCAAGAAAGCCTTTTGCGGCAGGAGATCCAATATACCAATTTGACGTTTCGAGGCCATTTGCCTTGCGCCTTTCCAGTGTGTTGCAGGAATGCAGCACCCCCGACAGCGGGACCGCTGAAATTCCTTCGATAGGGCGTGCTGGGGTGGTTTTTATGAGGGGAGCGCTACACATGCAGCGCCCCCATCGAAGACAAGCCCACAGGGGGCCGTAGGAAGGATTGTAAGGAACGATCCGAACAATCCTCGATTGTTTTTACGGCGACTCGGACAGGGTCGCCGTGACGGACCCGAAAAAGCCTGTTGTCGGATCAGCAAGAACGTCGGCTTCCAGTTCCATGTCACCCCACTTCGAGTTGCCGATCAAGGAAACGGCCTTTGATGGTGTGATACGGCATTTCGGGAAGATCGCAGTCCAACGCGGACCAACGTCATTTTGACCGACGAACTTGATTGCCGCCTCGATGATCGACGCCGAGAAGATATCGACCGTGATCGATCCAGGCGGGGAGTCAATGATCGGAATGCCCATAAACGCCATACCAACGTTGCGTCCGGTGAACTCTTCGAGTACCATCGTCAACGTTGCGTCCTTTTGGACAATCGCGATCGCATCACGAACTTTCACGCCAGTCCGTGAACTGTAGTGGTCAAGCCTTGTCGGCTTGCACAGGAACTCGAACGTCGGTGCGTTACCGCAGTCAACATAATCGAGGTCGCCAGTCAGCTTGACCGAAACGATGCCCGTGCCAATGTAGTAGTTGTTGGTGTTGGGCGAATTGACTGAACCGAGAATGATAGGCATTTCTTTGTCCTTTCTTAGAGTTTGAACTCGGCAGGTATGAGGGGATATCGCGCAAACAGTTTGATACCCAACTTACCTTCCATGGTGAGGCCCTCGGCCATATCAGTCATCATCGACTCATATCGAAGTAACCCGCCGCCTCGCGCATTGACGATTACCTCAAGCTGACTGTCGTTGAGTATACCATCGAGAATAGCAATTCGGAACGTGTTTAGGTCCCGACCCACATTCTCATTCAGCGGCTTGCGCCCTTCGAGCACAACCCAGACTTCTGTAATCATGTTCACTAGACACGGTGATCTCGACACGCGACCTGGTGTTATCTGGGCTTCCGGCTCTACAACCTCATGCCCGTCAAGTAGGATGATGCAGGGACGCTTGTCATCCGGGACCTCGCCACGGTTACGGAAGTAGGACGGCATGAACCCTGGAACTACAAGACCACTCAGAATGGCCTCATAACGATCAAGAATGCCTGTACGACGATCAACCATTTTAGCTCCTAAGTATCTTTTGGAGGTGGAGGAATTTTACCCATCACTATTCCGGCAAACCCATTGAGCTTATCCGCGTACGGATGGGTTGTTATTTTGGTAAAAGTAACTCCGTCTTCTGACCGCCATAGTTGAAACCCTTGTGTCACAAGAGCAGCTCGCAAGTCTGGCCCCCCTTCCGTACCACCACCCTCAGCGTCATTGTACTGTGTGTAGACCGCAAGCTGTCTCTTGTATAAAAAAGTCCCAATAGCTTGGGTGTTATCCTTGTCCTTAAAACCATTCACCTCGATTTGTGGCGGCTGTCCTGGTCTAAAATTCCCTTCCGGTCCAGGAATAGGGAGAAAATAAGCGTTGTAGTGGACAAATTGAGCGTGTGGTGGGTTCGGGTCTGTAAAGAAACTTTCGGCCACAACCTCAGCGTTATGGCTAACAATACCCCCGCAGAAGTAACCTTCCGAATTATTAACGTCAAGAACGCCTTCTTGGTCTGAGGTAGTATCAACGTGGTAGTTATTAAATAATTCAGGCATTGTAGCAAAATGAACTGGAGGGTTGGAGATCAGGGTGAGATTTATCTCTTGCTCCAGCTTAGCAAGACTAATAGCAACTTTATCCCCAATACAAGCAGGCCAGCCTCCGTAGTAGGATGGATTGATAAAATTGTCAATGGCAGTAATATGGGCTATTTCACCACCTGTCGCTTGGTCTATTATTATTTCGTCAGTACTAGTTTGTCCAAATTCTCCGAATTTATTAACACCATTGAATAATTTTGGATCGGATGCCTCAGCATAAAACATCACTGTATTAGCGTAACCAGCACACCCAGAAATTACAAACGTCTTACTCTTTTTCTTATAAACCATTTTGAAGACATTGACACTTGGATAAACAGGAATGTGAAACAATTCATCATCGAATGTGGCTTTCGTGATCCCTTGCAAAATTTCTGTGCCGTCATCCCAGTCTATCCCGTTTCTAGATGTGTACAACTTACAAATACCTTCGAAGGCATTAGCAGGTAAAATGTTAGGAAAACTAGAGGTATTTGGAGCATTTCCAAAAACACAGGCGTAGAAAACACCCTGAATGCAATTTATGAACAAAGGAGTCCACTGTGAAAAAACCCCATCCGTGTTGATCGTTTTTACAACTTGCCAAGAGTCACTCAAGTCTTTTGAGATATAAATCTTGAGGTGTGTGCGATCGGGAGAGCTGAGAGCTGCAAAAATGCCGTTCTTGATAATCAGTGGGTCATCGGTCAACTTAGCGTCCACGGGCATCCCATAGCATGCCCCCACACCTAGAGCAAAGATATCGGGAGTATCCCCATCGACAGACTTCCACGTCTTAAAAAGGTCTGTCGATTTGGAGTTACCCGTTGTCCACACACCCTTGCCGTAAACTCCAGGATTGTGGTACGGAGTAATTTCTCGCCACGTTAAGCCATCGTGTGAAACAGTAAGAAAATTCTTGCGAACAGGATTAAAAACATCAGTGTTCGTCTGGTAACTACCGTGAACCACAAAGTCATTGGCTGTCCACTGCACATCGATCGGATTTTGAAAAGGATCAAACTTCCAACCAGCCGTGTCATCATCCTTTGGTGGCGAAAAAAGCTTTTCATCATCACTGTCGTCTGGCGGCGCGTCTTCCTCTTTTGGAATGTCCGAACCATCGATCGGCTGCGTGATAGTATAAACGTACTCTTGCGCATAGGACTTATTGTCAGTAACTGAAAACTGATCAATAACTTCCATCTTGATCCAAGCATCGGCTCCTGTCGGCTCCTGTGTCGGATCAGGGGCACCACCATCTGTTTTTTCAACGGCATCAGGTGGCGACGCCCAATAACGAATATGTGTCTTTTTGTGTGGACCACCCGTTCCGCCCTTGTCGTCCAAAAGGGCTTGTTCGTCATCATTGTTCAAAATGAACTTGTACTCTTGCGCATAAGACTTCGCGTCAGAAACGCCAAACTTCAAAATACGCTCAACCTTCAGATGCCCGTCGCCATTCTTGGACTGAACATCCGCTACACGAACCTTGCGTGAAGTATTGTTGTTCGTGTTTTCAAATATGAAACGATGCTCTTGCGCGTATGATTTTGCATCTCCCAACTCAATACGTTTGACGCAAGGCACAAGCACATACTGGGAGTCATCGTCTGGGTTCCTAACCTTCTTAACGATATACTGCCGGTATTTAGTGTCGATCGAGGTGGTCATTGGGACTTACTTGCGCACCTGCAACGTAAACATGATCTGTTGTTCGCCGGGTGTCAGAGGCTCCACAGTCACAACCCGCAAAGGCGTCATTGCCGGATACTCATCATGCCCGTCAACGTACAATAGTTTGTCACGTTCCGGGTCAGGCGTTATGCCAGGAATGTACGCCGACGGTAACAAAACCTTGCGATCATTCCACTGGATAAGGTCCCGTTCCATTCTTGACGAATTGAACATGGTCGTGATGACCTTGCACGGAAAGTCCTCGTACCCATCACGGCGCAGTATGGCTTTGGCACCCTTCTTTTCCGCCATCTTGTGGGCCAGCGCCACCTGCCGATCATAGACACCCATGGGTTTAGTACCTCACGAGCTGCCGAATGTTACTGCCACCGATCAGGCTGGACAATAACTGCTCAATCACAGTAATGCGCGGAATAGGATCAAGAGGTCCTTTGTCCGAGTATCTTGTCATGATCGGACCGACGCGTTCCTCGATTATCTTTTCCTGTGCCGGAACGAAATCAGGCGTCAAAGAAAAGGGGTCCGTGAGTTCACGAAAGACGGCCTCATTGCAAGCCTCGACAAGTTCCTTGGGCAACGTTGTACTGTCAACCAAATACCCCTCGTTGTCATAGACATTGACGCGTGGCCAGTCCAAGGCTTGGGCACGTCCATTCAGGCGACGACCCCGCCAAAGTAACTTATACTTTGAGTCCAAGTAGATCGTACCTCGCCGCAAGGCGCCTTCGATTTGTTCATCGGTAAACTCTGTAACGTCACGACCAAATGCAGCAGAAGCTGTCTGAAAGCCGAGTACGGATTGATAGCTCTCGGCATCTGCAAGGCCCGTTCCGTCCTCGACAACGATGGTCATTTCTGTTTCTCCGCTGCGTACGCCTCAATGATTGCCAAAGCATCGTTGCGGCTGGCGGGCTTCTCGCCTGAAATGCGACCTGCAAGATTTTGCAAACTCTTCCAAGGCAGCGCCAGATAATCCCGAGGGATCACGATCGGACGCTTCAATGCGCCGGACGTTTTCGGCACAGGCTTGTTGCTTGGAACTGCTGGTTCTGCGGGAGGTGTCTCTTGATCAGGTGTTGGCTTGTCAGGATCAAGCAAACCAGGTGTTAAAACGGCACCAAGCTTTGTCGCTGCGTCACCAATCTGTTCCGGCATAGTCAACTTGCGGACCCGTTCCTTGATGACTTCAAGCGAAGGGCGATCCTGCACTTTTGCCTGCTCCGGATGCCCGTCATCTTGTGTGACGCCAGGACCAACTTCCCGCGTCGTGTTCTTTGGAGTAACTGAGAATGTGCCGGACTGCGGACCAATGAAAAACTCAAGTGGCGCTCCGGCCTCTTTTGCCATCCGTGTCGCCTTGACGACATTTGTACGCGCCAGTTCAACGATGGCTTCGCGGTCAAACGTGTCAGGCATGAAGGGGTTGGTTTCGTGTGGAACGACGCCAGCAACTGGGTGGTCTTCCGGCAGGTCACCGTTTGCGATCATAGACGCAATGGGCGCGTCATGACCCTTGCCGATTGCAACTGCATACCTGCGCCGGATCATCATGATATCTTCCGATGCGGATGATACCTGGCGCGTAGCTCGCTTGATAATCGTCATAGTATTTTCTCCCTATGTACTCAAAAATGACAGGGAGCTTTTCAGTTCCCTGTCATTTCATTTGTGACTTTGCACTTACTGGATTTTGTGGATGAACCGGACCAGCCGGACGTTCTTGGAATTGTAGACGGCCGTCCAGTTTCCGTCATCGGCCAACTCGGCATCGGAAGGCGTCTGACTCGCAGGAACACCGTTTTGCGGAGTCCAGCGGATACCACGCGGGTGGAGGACGAAATGACGCCGATACACAAGATACTCCTGACCGCCGTTGATCAGGGGGTTTCTGTGTGTCTCGGACGGCACCTTGGGATTGCCTTCGCCCCAACCGATAGCGCCGGGTCCGAACAGGTAGGTCGTGTAGACGCCTGCCGTTGTCGGAGCCATCGCGTCATCAACGATGACACGCTTGCCCATGAAGGTCTTCATAACCAACTGCCCTTCGCTGTCGCGAATGAAGTCGATCAAGTCGTTCTTGGCAAGCGAGGACTCAACCGCGGAATGCATTGCAACACCGGCAATGTTTTCCTTGGCATCGCCAAGGGACTGGGCCGCATCGATAAACGAGTGACCATCGATGTACTGAGCACCTGCGGACAAGCCGGAGATGTCATGTGTGTTTGTCGCCGGTGACGGACCGTGCGACGCTGTTGCAAGAGCACCTTGCAGAGTCGACAGGAGCATATGATTGAACTCAGTGCTCCAGTTCTTGGCGATGCCATCGCCGATCGCCATCATCGGGTCATCCCCGGCAAGGGCTGCGGCGAGGTCCGTCGAGCCGTACACGAGTGCACGCGCATGCTGAACGGCAGTGTCCTGACCCGACTGAATTTTCTTCATGACGAGGTCTTCGGTGTCGTTCAGGAGTTGGGCACGTTCACCGAGCTCCTTCCAGTACGGCATTTCGATTTGCAGACCACCGCGTGTGCCGAAGTTGAGGTCGGCGACAGGTGCGATGATGCCGGACTGGAAAAACGCATTCAGGAGGATCGACTGCTCCCGAACGTACGGGTTGAAGATTTCCGGAACGATAACGTCCGAAACTTTCGTGGGGGTATTGGGCATTGCTTGTTGTCCTTTTCAAGATTTCAGGGAGAAGTCAAAGGACAATCGCAGCCTTCGGCTTTGGAATGTCCACAATCGAAACTAAACTGCAGCTTCGCTGCGGGCAGATTTATCAAGCCGCGACAGGGATAGTCTTGCCAGCGGCCTTCGCCAATTTCTCGGCTTTGGCACGATCAGTCATCAGTAACTGACCTTGCTGTGTGAGGTTCCAGGTGTCTTTGGACCACGGGTTCGGCTCGTTGGATTTGTTTCCGGTTCCCTGCTTGCCTGTGCCAGTTCCAGCATCGGCACCTTTTGCCGGGACAACGAAAACTTTTCCTTCGTCCGAAGAAATCCAATCAGACACGAACTTCTGAACGTCAACTGAACCCATGTCGGTCTCGACAATGGCCGAATAATCGCCGTCGCCGTCTTCCGTCACCTTGACGTTCTCGCGCAACATGGCTTTTGCAGCCTTCAACAACTTCGGATCGACACCCCCATCCATGAGAGCCTTTGTCAATCCGTCATCGATCAGCAACTTGGCGATGAAGGTTTCCTTGCTTGCCAACTTCGCCTCGAGTGCCTTCACAGCATTCGTATGCTTCGCCTCGATTGCAGTGATCTTCTGCTCCAGCATCTTGCGCGCGGCAACGGCTTCCGCGTTCTTCGTCTTGTCTTCAGGTGTCGTGCCGCCGCCCTTGTCGAGCTCGGCCTTGAGCTCTTTCAACTGCACGTACTCTTCGGCATTGAAGTCTTCCGGCACTGACGAATACTTTTCCTTCAGTGCCTTGACTTCATCTAGCACACGCCGCCGATCCTGCTTTGTCTTTTCGTGCGCCGTCTTCAAATTGATGACCTTGGGGTGACTATCGATATCGTCCAACTGAAGGACAAACTTGCCACCATCCTCATCGTAAAACTCACGCTGGGCCTCCGGGATATCATCCAAAGAGTCCAGTACTGCTTTCAAAGGCATCGCCTTGCTCCTGTTACGCCGACCTGTGTTTCAGCCACTCGGCTGTCGGCGCTCCGAGTTTCTCTTTTGTCCACCCACTCATTGATCGTGTGTATGGACTAAACCTATGTAAATTGACTTCCCACGCTCCGACAAATAAAGAGCGATCAGTCCATGCTGTGTGGCGCAAGAAGTGCTTACCTGAAATCGTCATAGGCACGCCACATAGTATGATCCGCTCGAACCCTTCTAAGACTGCAACGGCTACCGCAAACAACCCCGAGGACCCCGCGCAATCTTCAACTAGCATCGTGAAGTACTTGGCAAACTGCTGTTCAATAGGCTTCAACATTGGACCAACTACTTCAAAATCACTTGACTCAACCCACAATCGGCGTTGTGCTAACCAATCACAAATCTTCTCCGGGTGCAAGGTTATTGCGTAGTCAAGACGTTCAGTCCAAGTACCAATCATATCGTTGACTACAAAATAAGCGTCGGGCTCCACGAGCGACCGCGCCGACATGTAATCATCGATGACGCACTCAGCGCCACCGATGACAAATGCAACTGGCATCAGGGATAAGGATGGCTCGGCGCCCACCCATTACAGTGTGCACTTTCATGTCGCCAGTAGAAAGCCGATTGTCCAACTGGCATATAGAAAATGCAGTAACTACGCATAGTGAAAGTGCAGGCGTACGCCATGCCCCTGCAATGGTACATGACGCTTGCCGGACTCACCTCATAAAGGATCATCCGCTTTGTGGGTTGATGATCGAAGCGCGGAGGTATTGGAAACCTGTTATACTCCGCCCAACTACAAGTTGACATAAGCAGCAGTACAGTAATCACAGTCCACAGAAGCAATAGTGCAGCGATCAGGGTTTTCATGGTTCACGCTCCCGATGGCAAAAAGTAGCAACGAGGTTCGCCGTTGCCATTGTTCAAGAACAGCACACCGTGACCCGTGGGATTTGGTGGCATGTAAATGATCTTGCCTTGTGGCACAAAGTAACTACGTTGCTGTGGCACCTTCTGCCGACACGTCGTACCCCTTGTGTCCTCATCCTCATTGTACCACTCCCAGCAAGGCGGGTCCTCGTCATTGTCCGTGATGTGTGCAATAACCCCACCTTCCGTGTGACCAGCTTCACCTGGACGCACACGATCATACTCATCTGCCAAAAAGCCATCTGCCAAAGCGCAACAAGAATGTACAGGAGCGGATTGTAGCCACTCCTGTACTTTAGGATTGTCTGACCAACCACCAGCAAGAGTATTGTGTGTGCAATACGCTACTGCACCCGCGAGAACAACTACACAGAACAAGGCGCGAAGGTACTGCATCACAAAGAACTCCTTTAAGACTTTGCTGGTGCGGGAGCGGGAGCGGCAGGTGCCGGAGCAGGAGCTGCCTTTTCAAAAGCAGCAACGGCCTTTTTCGTAGCCCGCAAAATCTTGTCGTCCGTCAAGAAGCCCTTGACTGAAGACTGTGCCCAAAACGGGATACTAGAGGACTCACTGATTTCCTCGAAAAGGTCCGCCTTGAGCGCATCAAAAACGGCATTGAGCTGTTGAGTAGTAGCCATGACTTTCTCTCCACTGTTTGAGTTACGGTAATCTGGACACAGGAACTACAGGGTCAGAAATCGGACCACCGTCCGATTGTTCCTGATCCCAACCTTGACCAGCAGGTGCGCCGTGCGGATAGTACTCCATCAACTGCTGGTAACCCTGTTTCATCATAGTCGTATGATCGCCCGCAGGTGCGGGAGCAGGCTTGTGGATTTGCTGTGAGTACCGCGACATATTGACTCCTACCCTCGAATAGGTGGCCCGTACACTTGCCACCCAAGCAGAACAAACAAGATCAACTCGACAGCGCCGCTAGCTCGGGGTCCATATGTGCCACCGTACCCAAAAGATACGGCGACAAAAAATACGACCCAAACCAGCATGATTACCCAGAAGATAAGTCCTCTTTGCATGTGAAATCCTCCGAAGTTAGGCCGAAGTGAAACGCCCGTCATGCGGGTCATGGTTCGGATTGCCCACCTTCCCACCACCATGCTGAGGTGCCCCGATCTTCGAATGATCACCCTTCGGTCCATGCCTTGCTGGACTGATAGGGTGGGTCGTATTTGGAACGTTCAAATTCCCCGACGCCCTTTTGTTAAACTCAGGATTTTTGTAAAAGGAGGACGTATTTTTTGTAGTTGATCCATGAGCCCGAGCGTAGTAACCCCCATGATAGTTTGGATCACGTGTCGGAAAGCTGACGCCCCTTGTGTCCACCGGCCCCAATTGCTTCCCCGCACGTGACGCCGCCAACATCTTTGAGAACTTCATTTTCGATCTCCAGGTATGGCAACGCAGCGACATAGCGCTGAGCCGCTGGAAAGGTTTCAAGTAAGCGAAGTACGTCGTCCCGGCGAAGCACGCGGATCATGACTCAGCACTTGCCGTGACGCATTGAGTCCATGGAGTCCCAAGTATCGTTGTCCCCATCGGTATCATAGGGGTCATTGGCTTGTGTCTGGAGTTTCGCCAGTCCGCGAGCCATCATGTTCTTGTGAGGGTTCGCCATCGGCGCAGCCTTCGGGTGCGTCGAGTTGATCATTCCCTTTGTGGGACGAACGGGTGCTTGCACGTTCTTTGTTGCAGACCACATGATGAACTCCTGTTTCTTAGGAAATTGGTGCCAGTAGCAAGGGTTCGAACCTGCGACCTGACGCTTACAAGGCGCCTGCTCTACCAACTGAGCTATACCGGCTCTCTTATAGTTAGAAAAACCCCGCAGGAAACCCCATTCCTGCGGGGGTAGGGCCTAAGAGTTGGGTGTGGGGGGTGTGATCTTAGGCCGGAGTTCCTTTTAAGCGGACTTGTCGACCGGCGCGCCGACTTCAAGATCGGTGATACGCTGTGCCGACCTCGGGTCGAGCGTGACGTTGCAGTCCACCGTGCCGACAACATCATTCTCGGTACCAGGAATGACCTCGGCGTCGGCTGTCACGGCAACACGTGCCGTTCCGGCAGTCACGCTGTTGATGACACCCGACCACGTCTTGTTGTCATCGCTGGTCAAAGCAGAAACAGTAACCACCGTCTCGTCAGACGATGCGGCAGTCGGAGTGCCGGTAATAGCGACAACACGGCCTCGACCATCCTTGACCGAGAACGTAAACGGAACTGTCTGTTCTGTGGTGAAATCAACCATGGGGTATCTCCTTGTCCATTGCCGTGCCGGGAATGATGATCACTTCATTGGCGGCCAGCACTTTACCCACCAACGTCAGATAGTCTTTAAGCAGACCAAACTCGCCTGCTGTCGCAAGCGTATTGACTGTCGTCAAGAAAATACGAATGAGACTCATTGTCACCGTCCCTTCGCGGCCAACTTGTTGAAGCGTTTGGCCCCGTACTTTTTGCGACCGATATAAGCGGCAAGTGCACCGCTTATACCCTTCTTTCGAAGTGCTGCGAACCTTCCGCCAGTGCCCAGTTTTGCGTGAGGGTTCGGAGCAGGTTTATGAAGCTTCCTTGAGTAGCGTGCCATTTTTGCCTTTCCTCTTTATGGATGACTACTAGCGTCGGTTAATGTACCGGTCGTCGTAAATGATCCACCCGTACCCTGATTGGTCCCGAATGCAGATGCGCTACCACTAAACAATAGCGTGCCAGCTGTCCCAAGCGCAGCCGTAGCAACTGCAGGGTCGACCGGTTTTCCAGCCTCGTCAATAAATAAGCGCCTTGTCGCAAGTGGAATGTCACCACCCCCGTCTAGCAACGAAATGCCATAGAGTACGCGAAAATCGGCGATGTCACCGACAAAGTTGTCAAACCCGTCCGTCCCTATCCATGTCTCCAGCCCATTACCACCGACTGTGAAAGGCGTGGTCGCTATAGCATCTACATTTGTCACGTCAACATCGTCAATATAAACCTTAATCGCCAATGATGCCCCATCAAATCCAAGGATCATACAATGCCATAATCCATCATTCACTGCTGATGTCGAATGCGTTTCCATATTTGTGCTGACCGCAAACGGAACCGCGCCGACCTCATTATAAAGTATACCACTAATCAAGTTAAAATATGGATCAACGTCGTTTTCCGGGTCAACCACATAAAAGACGCCTCTCGCCTGCGTTGTCTTAAACCAGATGATGCTAGAAAATAAAGCACTAGCGCTTGCCGAAAGACTCGCAATCCGCAAGGAGGTCGATCCATCAAAGTGAACCGCTGAAGCAACGTAAGGTGGAGGAGTACTAAGCGCCAAGACGATGGCCGCCTCCCAACCAACTCCAGGATATTTTGCTTCCAATGCCTCACGCCAATCCACCGGACTAGCCGTGCTACTGATGAACGTCAACAAAGCTTGGCGCCAATCAACAGCCGACAAAGAACTTCCGGTCAAGCTAATGACAGCTTCACGCCAATCGACGCCACGCATCCCTGCCAATTCGGCGAGCGTTTCACGCCAATCAACATCCGCCATCACGGAAACCTTTCGAATGCTATCCAGGTCCCCTCGACCCGGAATATAGTGCGTCCTTGTGACACGAGCTTGTCAATCACAGGCTTCACCTGGACAACCGGCATGTCATGATAATCATGCCAGATAATCGTACCACCAGGTTTGATTGCTGCAAGAGCCAACTCTGTGTCGTGAGTAACGCCACGTGCACTATGGTCACCATCGATAAAGATTACATCCGCAGGGGGCAACTCGCCCACCTTGATATCCCCGGAACCATTTGCGCTGACCAGCAGTTCAAACCGCCGATCATTTACGCAGTGCCTACCGGGCGCTCCGGGTACTTCCCTTCGTTGGACGGGAAGTAACTTCGAACTGTAACCCGGAAGTACGTCGATACCTATATAACGTTGAAACTCAATGTGATCAAGGACCATTCGTGCAGTCCGCCCGGAGTTTACACCGATCTCGATCATCGTGTGTTTCGTCTGTGCAGTATTCGCAACTGCAAGGATCATCTCCATTTCGCCTTGGTTCAAGTAGGGCAGTCGAGACAATCCAGGCGTCCAACGAAAGTCTTTGGGCATGTAGCACTTCAACGCCTTTTGTTGAACGACCATCGGCGTTGTCTGTGGCCTCTTCACCGGGATCATCTCAGGAACTCCATCAGCCTCTTGGTTGCATTGACCATGTCGATTTTCTTGTTGCAACTGTGCATGGCAGACCAACAGTTGCAAGGATTGATCGGGTCGATACCCAGGAATGGTGCCCATACAGTTGATGATCTATGTGCATATGAACTCTCCATTCCACCAAAAACAATTACAACTGGTGTCCCTGTCGCTTGGGCCATTGCAAGGGCGAAGCCTGGCGCTGCCATTACAAGATTGGCAATCGAAAACAATCCAATCAATGTCTCAGTTGGTAAAGGATGTTCATAAAACTGGTGATCTGCCCATAGTTCTGGACCAATCAACCACTCACGATCCTTTTCCAAGTCAGCAACAGAAACGACATGGAAATACTTGCGAATGGAGTTGTAAAGAGCAAAATAGTGGTTTGTATCTGGATTGCGTTGCGTAATCGGGTTCCATTCTGTTCGAACAGTCAATGGTCGGACAACAAGAATTGGCTTTTCAGGATACCCGATCAACTTTCGTGCAGCCTCCTGCCATGCTGCCGGAACCGTCATTCTGTAGTCATAGTCTGTTTCAATGTGAGTGACTGCAGCCATCGCTTGCGGCAGTCCACCTAACTGAACGGCGATTGGAAAGGGATAATGAACTCTAACTTCTTGCAATGGGGTTGTCCCCATCGGATTTCTAACAAAGTACTTTAAGTTCTTGTTGACGCTTTTTGCCTGAGTCCGCAGTCGCGTATTGGACGCAACGAACTTCAACCGAGGCATGTCGTGATAAATTGCGGGCCACGATGTCTCCAACCACACGTCTTCGGCCTTTTCCAGGATAGGCTTGACAACTGCACGTTGGTAGAAACTGTCACCCATCCCCTGCATTCCATGGATGAAAACACGCCTTTGGATCGTGACATGCATGATTGCCATCCGTGTTCGGATCAGGGGTGCCAAAATTCCTGCGATAGAGCGGGCTACAGAGGTTTTTGGGAGGGGAGCGCTACCTCCCTAGCGCCCCCATGCGAAAGGGCGCTGTAGCCCGCTCTAATGGAGGGTCCGTTTGTTGTATTTTTGCAACACACTCAGTACCCATTGAACAATTGATGCTTGAAGGACTCCAGCAAGAACAGCCCTGTCGCAAGGTCCAGATCATCGTCATGAATGAAGTGTGCATAACCGTCGTCATTCTCAATCAACACAATAGTATGCTTTGCCTTGTGCTCCGCTGCAGCCTCTAGAACAGACTTTACTGCTCGCACCCGTTCGGGCAACTTGACTACAACATTGTCGGAAGACGCGCCAGGAGGTATGAACACACCACCCGCAGCATATTTGGTTTTGGATACAGCATCATTATGACCAACTGCTGCAACCAACTGTGTATTGATCTCGTAAATCTGCTTACTCAACCATTCGTTAACTCGACAATCAATGTCGCCTGATTGCGCGTTTCGATTAAACACACGAGTTAGATAAGTCAGCAGGTCATAACGCTCGCGCAGTTGCTCATAGGTCATCATCGGATTATCTCCACACGTCGTAGCTTGCTTTGCGCTGGTTGCTTGTCTTTTGGAAAGACGCCGGGTCGCCGTAATGCAGCGTGACCTTTAGACGTTAAACTGTAACACCCTCGAAAATGGAATAAGTAACCCCTAATGACTAGTTGCGCCAATCGGCTTGGCGCAACGTATAGTCCAGTATGCCAACGCTTGAGGTCCCAAGTCGCGGGACCTATTCCAGTTCCCACATCAGGCCTCTACAACAGGAACGTCTTGCCAGTCACGAACAATCCTAATCCACCCCTCTTTTGTTAGCATGGCTCCAGGGGTGTCCTCGTCAGCAAACTCCCAGGTTTCTATGTACTGCTGGAGTCGATCACCGTCCTTGGTTCGGAGTATTCGTAATTGCATCTTGCAACCTCATGCCTTGGGAAGCACAATACCAACTTGATCCTGGTACTTCCCCTTTCGATCGGCATACGATGTCTCACAACCCACCACATCAACACTCTCCAGCATTGGGTGACCCACATGCTTGGGTCTAGAAACAATATGCCGATGAAAGGTCAACTGCAGAAAACCCTCGCCAGCATACATACGCACGGGCAAGGGCGAGGTGTTAGCAATTTCTGTAGTGATCTGCCCAACCCACTCCGGCTCGAGGGGCGTCACATTACAGACAATGCCGCAACGGGCATAAGTGGACTTGCCGATACATATGACCAACACGTCACGAGGAACTCGGATCGTTTCCATGCTGACACCCAAAGCAAACGAGTTCGGAGGTATCAGTATCTCATCTGCCTCAACATCAACGAAACAACTATCGGCCATACTCTTCGGATCGATAACTGAATTGTTGACGTTCGTGAATACCTTGAACTGGCGACCCAGGCGAACGTCATACCCATAGGATGACAACCCATAGGAAATGATGCGGCCATTGCGGGTGAATACCCCGTGCTTTTCCTTGACCTGTGTTGCCGAAAACGGTGCAATCATCGGCACGTTTCCATAACAACGATCCTTGATTTCCCAGTCAGCCATGATAGTCATTCTTGCGCTTCCTTTTTCAATGAGACAAGACACGTTCCAGCAGCATACCCATTGACATACCAAACACCGCCGACGCAGCGCATAGCAACAATATTCGAAAATGAAGATCAGTCATCAGTTCACCGTTTCGTCATGACGCACAACAAGTGCTCCCAAACAATTGTAGACATGAGTCAGTAACACCTCCCAATCCTTCTCGTAGTAGCGGCAGTGAATGTAACCAGCCATAACGCTTGTCAATGCCGACAAAGCAATATCGGGGTCATGATCTTCCAGTACTAGACAAAGTTGCAATGACAATTCATTGATGGACGCTACCCGCTGTTTCACATCAGCCATTTTTTGTGGACTCCCTTCATCCTCACATACTACTTAATGAGGCGGGTCATGTGGACAACAACGTCAAGCCGACCACCGTCTGCCCCCCGACCTTCGGATCGAGTAACGGACTTGACCTTAAAATGATTGCCACGTTGAAACAAGAACTCGAACTCCCTTGGATTGTAAATTGCCTTTGGGTTTTTAACAGTTGATGGGATCACCTGCAACAGCACATCAGTTTCGCCAAGGTTCCCCTTCAAAGCATGCTCCGCCCATGCTTTAGCGGTGGTAGTTGCAACGTAACCCTGGTCTACAAAAACTCCACCAACTTTTAATTTATCCAGCAATGGATCATCTTCCGGCAAATGCAAGCCACGCCACAATTTAACTCCAGCAGGAACAGGTCTTCCATTTTCGGCAAGGTCTTTGTCGATCGCTGCAACCTTAGTATCCAAATCTCGTCGCTCGTCTGAATACCCACCGTTGCGGAGATAGTCATTGATCTTTTCAAATTCAGATGAAAACATGTACTGCTTAACTGCGCCGTCAGATGTAGCAAAGCGGCCCTTCTCATCATGATAGGGGTTCATACCCAACTTATGTGCACCAAGAGGATGACGCGTTGCAAAGAAACTACCCACCTTCTTCGGCTCGTCCTCGACTATGTTCAAAGTTCCGTCTTCAAGCATGCCGGGCGGAGTATCGTCAACTGACTTGTTCATGATCACACCTCTCGCAACACTGTATCATACTTGCCGTCTTTTGCTTTCTTGACGGAAATGACTTTGAACCGTGTACCACTCCTGAATAGAACCTCCCGTTCCTCAGGATTAAAAGCAATTCGTGCAATGTCCTTGCCAGTCTTGCCTTGGATCGTGAAATTGACAAGTGGCCGATGCCCCGGGTCAAAACTACTGTCCGATCGTTTTGTACTCAAGAACGCCCGTTCCTCAATCGTCTTTCCAACTGCATCCTGATAAACCTTCAACACGTCTGGATTGTTGGACCCGACACGATCGGTCGTTCCTTCATAATTAGGCATACGCCCCAGTGCTGAGTTCAGCTTTTCGACGTAATCCTGCTGCTCAGGAGTCAACGTCTGGCGCCGCAATGAATTGTTTATACCGAGGTAGGACGGACCCGTGTAGTCATGAATGATGTTGCGCTCACCAACAGACAATTTGACATAATTGGGTATATCTTCGTCCATGGTGAAGTGAGCACTGACACCTTTGATTGCTTTGTCGAACTCAGCATCGGTGAACTCAGAGGTTGCAAAGCGTCCCTTCTCGTCATGGTTCGGATTGAACCCCAACTTGCCTACGTCCATGTTATCCAGGATTGTCTGCAACCCTGTCAGTGCCTCGAGTACTTCATCACGTGCCACCTTCAACTTCTTCGCATTCCTTTCCGTACGCAGGGCAATCATCGCCGCAACTGCGCGAGACATGTAGTCCTTTGCAATACCAACAGACACTTGAGCATTTTCAGCAAAGTTGACAACTTGTGCATGGATTGCCTCTTCCACATCCGCAGGGAAATCAGCACCAGCAACATGGTACAAACTGAAGGTGATGGCAGCTGCCAATAACTCCCGTTTGTTGTCATTCAGTTTGCTTCCTACAGTATGAACTATATCCTTCGCAGGACCAGCAAGAAACGCCTTGATCGGCCCCGTTGCAAACTTGCCATGCTCGTCATGGAACGGATTAAACCCTACCTGATTGACAGTTGAGTCCTGTGGCATGTCAGGATTGAGACCAGGCCCCAACTTGCGGATGGTCCAGAAGTCATCCGCAAGGTCCCGATCTTCTAAGTAATCGCCTGGTATCCAGAAGTGGCCTGCATCACCCCAATCCGTGCCATAGGAGTTGCGCACCTCATACATGAAGGACGGCACAGCAACAGCAGGTAACCCCGATCGCAGGAACACTGGATTACTATGGAAATCCGTGTCATACCCAACGATGCAAACGGCATGACCACCAATCTGCTTTTCAGAGTTGAAGTCGGGCATCAACAATATGCCTGTTTTCGCAACCTGATCATCCTGGAATGACGAGTACACAGTGAACCCACCGACAAACGGAAACTTAGACGCAATGCATTTCATGAAGTCGTCGTGTGTCTTCAGTCGAGAGTATTTGGATATACGATAGTCTTGATCATCTGGCGGCAACGGTGGCTTGACCTTGAACTTCTTGATCTTGTACGGCCATTCGGCTTCCGTGCAAACTCCGATTTTGGCAAGTACCTTGATACCGTCACGGATTTCCGCGCCACTATCGGACTTCACACTGTCTTCAATTTGTCGCTCCAGATAGTAGAGTTGTAATCGTGAAAGCATCGGCGTGTTTGGACCATGCAAGTACATCACAGGTGGGATCAAGGCGTTTGCCGTGCATGAACCCAAATCCCCTTGATCAAAGATCGGACACAGCAATTTCCGTAGTGAAGCCTTTGCCGGCAACCCAATTGACTTGGGGTGCTCGAGTGCATAAAGCAAGTCCCGCTTGTCAGGTGTATCTGGCGACCAGCCGAAATTCTTTTTGATGACAAGGGACTCAACTGCCGCTCGCGCAACCATACGAGTATTCCTTTTCTTAGCAGGCTTGAATTGGGAGGTATCAATCTGCCTCAACTGATCGATCGTATACCTCAAACCCGTATGATCTATGAACTTCCCCACCTTCATCGTGCCATGTCGAAACATCGCCGCATGAACTGTACCAAGCAATCCGTCTTGCACATGTGGAGGTTGACGCTTGAGCCATCCACTGTAGGTCAGCTTTGCAGGCACCTCACCATTCATGTACTCGACAACATCATCGGGCAAGTCACCTGGATCAAACCCAAGGTCCTTGATTGCCTTGATCAAAGCAACAAACGCCGATCGACACCCAATGTGCGCGGGAGGACGAGGGCCTTCACCGATACCAAAAATTGACCCATCCAGTCCTTCGCAAATGTCTGTTGTTCTGTCGTCCAGAACAGACACCCACATACCACTACCAATCAGGTCTGAGTTTGCTTCATAGAACAACTCTCGCGCATTGTTTGCCGCATGGTTCGCCGCAGTCCTTGTAACCGACGCCGCCGATCTTCGCGATACCGCGAGAACCCCGTCTTGATAATTTGCTGCTTTCGTTCCACGTATGGCCTTGATAATTGAGTTGACTGAGTCCTTAGCCGTGCTTCCAGCTCTAATCGCAGCGCGAATGCGATTGAACCGACCAACACGCATACCCTCAATCCACTCAGAAAGTAGAGCACCCTGAAATGGAACATCTGTAACCCCCTCTTCCAACGCAGCGCTGGCTGCGCGTCCGAAGTCCCATTCGATTGGCAGTAATCGTGTCAGCGCTGTTTGCTGATACTCTTGCTCATACTTCGCCAACTTGACCAACCTGTCAGTCAACGCCTTTTCGATATCGCGGAATGTCTTGTCATTGACGCCAGCAACAGCACGCAGGACTGTATCGATGCGACCAAGAGTACCATCCTGCTTTGCTCGATCGGCAATCGCTGCAAGTAGCAATGAGTCGTTGCTGTCAAGAATGACTGTTAACTCGTCAATCATCGTGCGCTGAAGACGAGTCAAACCAATCTGGTGTGATACTAGTTTGTCAAGAAGGTCCTCGTTGATGTTGTCACCGGGTGCTGCCCCATACTTCATGGCAAGCAAGTGTGCCGGTGGCAGGACTTCAATCTCAGAAGGTCCCCAAACAAATCGAGACTGCCTAGACAAACCAAGACGTGCTAAAGGATGAGTCTTCGGCAAGACTTCAAAGTCAGAAGGACCCCAAACAAATCGTGAGTTCATTTTATCACCGTCAAGTAAATAACACGTCCTTGACGCTTAATTACGCGATATGTTGTGCCTCGCCGCAACAAGACCTCTTGCTCTCCACCTTGGAGACTCTGCCCTTTTAACAAAGCCTTTGCCTTTTTAGTCAGATTTTTTGAACTAACTTCTGGACTGATAACCTTCGTCCCCTTTGGCAAAAGGATATGAGCCAAGTATCCGCTGGTTTCATCACCTTCATCGTCTTCCATCCTAGTGAAGATTTCAGCCGCCTCCTTGTCAATAGAAGTTGAGTTGAAACCACGATCCGTAAACGTGTCACCCTCTTTCAACTCGCCAATTGCGTCCTTGTCCATGCCACGGTAAACAACTGTATCTTCAGTTAGGCTTTGCGCACCATAGTCAAACGCCCGATCCAACCCCCGAATAGTTCTTTGCTGGGAACCACTAGTCCAATCATTCTCGTCACCACTACGCAAAGCATTGTTGATTGCCAAATACTTCCCACTAACCCAATCCGAACATGCAACTTGCGAGGTGGGTAACAAAGCGTCAGGCAGATTGGACCAGTTTGGTTCTAACTTTTTAACATCATCGCCAGTAAGTCTCTTAGCGTTCTCACCAACCCATTCACCGGCCCCAGGCTGGCCAGCAGGAACACGTGGTTGCTTAGGATCAAATGACATTTTCAGACCTTCACCATCATGTACGCCACAACTGCAAAGATCGCAGCCATAGGCGCACTGATGTACCAAACGTCTCGCCGTTCCGAGAACAGATCAAAAATAGTGGTAACCGCACACATTGCAAATAATGCAGTGCATGCGGCACCAACCCATATCAAGACTTGATGACCCATCTAGGCATCATCGACAAGCGCGTTGCGGATGACGACCTTCCGCAACGATCCATTCTTTGCAGGCTTGACGACTCGCGTCATTCCAGCAGGTGCTCGCTGAACCCGAGGCTTCATTGCCTTCGGATGATACTTCGCCGCAACCTTCGGCTTTCGTGCGTAACCCATCTTTGCCATTTATACTTTCCTTTCAGGTTCACTACGCAAACGTTGTTATCACACCATTGACAACAGTGATCGTCTTTCCGACCAGCGATGCTGTAGTTATTGTCCCGCTAAATCCAGTAGTGGCTGGCCCTTGTGGTCCTGTTGCACCTATCGGACCTGTCGCCCCTGTTGATCCAATTGCACCTGTCGCCCCGATTGGACCCGTCGCCCCGATCGGACCCGTGGCACCTGTGACACCAATTGGACCTGTTGAACCTGTTGCCCCGATCGGACCTGTAACTCCCGTGGCACCTATTGGACCCGTTACACCCGTCGCCCCGATTGGGCCTGTAGCGCCTGACGCCCCTGTCGCACCATTTCCCACAACACTTGCAGGTCGCCATTTCAAAGTGGGGGCGTCATCTGCTACGACCCTTGTCAGTACATCGCCGTCCACACCACCCTCGGGTATAGTATTTGAGAATGGCTTGGACTGATCTGTTGTTCGGCCGCGTGACATGTTACCTCCAACTCTTATCCGAAAACGTAACCGTAGCTCTGTGCGGCGTTACCAGGAATGGCGAAGTTCAAGAAAATATCGTCTGGCTGCTGAAACATGATGAAAGGATCATTTCCTAAGCGAATTACTTCGCCATTCGTCAACGCACGGTTCCAACCACAGGACAAAGCAAAATTGCAGTTAGAAGCTTGGTCTTCAGAAAGAGTAGCCGCTCCGCCAATAATCAAGTAGACTAACGTAGGATCGTTACCTCCGATAGAAACACTCAAGGCTGTAGTTTGTCCAGTCGTAACATCAATACCATCTCGCCATATAGAATGCACGCCAAGCACGCGACGAAAAATCCAGCAATGAACCTGACCATCCAATGAACCAGCAGCATCAGCACCGCCCTGAATAGACGACCCATTATACTCAAGCATTGTCATGTTACCAGCAACTACACCGCCAGTTGCATAAGATAAATTCCCCATCATGGTAAGGTTTGAACTGGCTCCATAGTCTGCATGACCTTGATGCCAAAGACGTGTATACGCCCCACCCGATGCAGGGTTACCCAACATCATGACAGTGAAGTCGCCTGTAAAGGTTCCATCGGACGTGTAGAGATAGGGAACATAAGGAGTTGCATAACCAATAACCGTAGTCTTAGAACTACTAAACTTCTGCCCTATAATCTTTCTTCCTCGAAAAGTTATTGGCTGCAGGTTCATAACAGGTGGGTTGGGCGTATTGGAGCCACTGATGCCAGCACGGCTATAGTTAGTGCCAGCCCCATACCTGTAACTTGCAGGGGTAATGGCGTGAGCAAGTCCGTGCGTATACGGACCGGGTTGTAATTTGAAAGCGGGCAACATCTAGTAACCCTCTTTATACGAACTGATACTGAATTGGGCATCGCGAGAAAATGTTTCCGCTAGATGCCAACGAGGCACCTGACCCATTGATGAACACAGGACCCCACTTCTTCGGCATTGTGCCGCCGAATATCTGCTTAACTCTCGCCGATCCAGACCACACCCTGTTGGCGCTCGCATCAAAAATGATTGAGTCAACAAATTTCAATGCGCTGGCCTTAACACTCACAGACGTAAAAGTAACTGTTCCCTCAGAACCCGTGATAGTGTCGGGGTATGTGGGTCCATCATCCAAAATTTCGTAACACCAAATCTCGCCAGTATTATTCACAGTCGGCGTACTACCCGATTTGATCTGCCATGATAAAATCTGGTCCATTGCGAGGTCTGCCGTGTTGTCCACAACAGCCCCCATCCAGCCTGCAACCAACGTTGAACTATTGGCGAGCGACTGCAGGTTCGTCACAGTGAACGCAGAAAATACTGCATATGACGGCTTCAGAATAGTCGTAGTCATGAGCCTTTACCTTTCCGTTTAGGACTTGGTTACCTTCAGGTCCAAGGTAACTCTTGTGATCGTTGTGACGCTATCAACATTGAATGCCAGGATATCACCAGCAGTGATCGCTGTCGTCCATCCGGTCAACGTCGCATCTTGTGACTTTGCAGCGCTCGAAATCGTAGGTGGAGCACTGGCAGTTATCTTATCGGCAGCAACAGGATGCGTACCCGGCGCAAAACTGGCATATGTCGTTTTCCACACATTGACAACAACTGAACCAGTTTGATCGGCAAGCAGGGTTGCTTGTGTGATCGTGCAACCGAACGGAATTTCCAAGTAACCCTTGAGGCCTGTTGTCAGCACAGAGCCAGCGCCATCGATCACGAAACTGATAGCGCCTGTTGCACCTGGTCCCGATGCACCTGTCGCGCCTGTCGGCCCCGTGGCTCCCGTAGCTCCCGTGGGTCCGGTTGCCCCTGTAGCACCAACTGCACCTGTAACTCCTGTTGCGCCTGTCGGACCCGTAGCTCCTGTTACGCCTGTGGCGCCTGTAACACCAGTTGCGCCTGTAACTCCCGTTGCCCCTGTGGGTCCTGTGGCGCCAACTGCACCAGCAGAACCAGCGGGGCCTGTAGCGCCTGTCGGCCCCGTTGCGCCAGTCAATCCTGTCGCACCAACCGCGCCGTCGGCTCCCGCTGGTCCTGTGGCCCCCGTAGCTCCTGTCGCCCCATCAGGCCCCGTAGCGCCTGCCGGACCTGTAGCTCCAACTGGACCCCCTGCCGGACCTGTAGCACCAACTGGTCCCGTGGCACCAGCAGGTCCCGTGGCACCTGTCGATCCAACTCCCGTTGCACCGATTGGTCCTGTTGCGCCAATTGGTCCGGTAGCGCCTGTTGCACCGATCGGGCCTGTCGCGCCGGTGGCGCCAATCGGACCCGTTGATCCTGTAGCACCAACTGGCCCCGTTGCGCCGGTAGCGCCAATTGGGCCTGTTGCACCTATTGGTCCTGTAGCACCTGTTGCACCAACTGGACCTGTTGCGCCTGTCGCGCCCTTGACACCTGTTGCGCCTGTAGCTCCCGTTGCGCCAGATGCACCCGTTGCACCTGTCCGACCTCCATTAGGTCCGGTTGCGCCTGTCGCGCCTGTAGCTCCCGTTGCACCTTGTGGACCAGCCAAACTGATACGCCAATCTGTAGCTGCCAACGGCGCGGAGCCGATCGATGTAACGTTGACTGTCAACGTGGTTCCAGAGTATGCCGTTATCTGGCCCACCATCCAATTCGTTGTCGGATGTGCCGCAGATGCCAGCAATAACCAAGAACCAATAACCCACCCATCACCAGCAAGAACTGTAAGCGTTTTTGAACCCAACGCTGGAGTCATCGAAGTGGCAGATGTATCAGTAACCCGAATAAAGGGACCTGTGGCGCCTGTAGGTCCGGTAGCGCCTGTTGGTCCCGTTGCCCCTGTAGCACCTATTGGTCCAGCGACACCGGTTGGTCCCGTGGCACCCGTTGCACCTGCTGGCCCTGTCGCCCCTGCGGGTCCCGTTGGGCCTGTCGCGCCGGTAGCGCCTGTAGCCCCTGTTGCACCAACTGGGCCCCCTGCTGGACCTGAAGCCCCCGTTGCGCCTGTCGCCCCTGTAGCACCAATGGGACCACCGGGAGGGCCTGAAGCACCTGTTGCTCCAACTGGACCTGTAGCGCCGACTGGACCTGTTGCCCCTTCGGGGCCTGTCGCACCTGTCGAGCCAACTCCCGTTGCGCCTGTAAGTCCTGTTGATCCTGTCGCGCCTGTTAATCCTGTAGGTCCAGTAGCGCCAGTTGCCCCATCAACCCCTGCCGCGCCATCCGCACCCGCAGGCCCCTGATCTCCGATCGCACCCGTGCCACCCGTTCCTCCGGTTGCCCCTGTGGCACCAACTGGACCTGTAGCACCAATCGGACCTGTAGCTCCGGTTGGTCCTGTAGCACCTGTTGCACCCCCTGAGGGCCCGGTTGCGCCTGTCGCACCTGTAGCACCAGTTGATCCCTGATTTGTGCCCGCTGGTCCTGTAGCACCCGGAGGTCCCGACAAACTAATTTGCCAGTCAGCTGCGGCAAGAGGCGAAGAACCTATAGTTACCACATTGACCGTCAATGAAGTATCAACATAGGCCGTGATCTGGCCTGCCATCCAGTTTGTTGTGGGATTAGCAGCCGAGGCGATAACAAGCCATGTACCAACTACCCAACCATCGTTCGGGAATACCTGAAATACCTTACTGGCAATCGAAGGCGTCAAGCTTGTGGAAGACGTGTCGGTAATGTTTGGTGCCTCTAGTCCGATCGGACCCGTTGCACCCTGATTTCCTGTTGCACCAACAGGACCAGCGGCACCTGCTTGTCCCGTTGAACCTGTAACTCCCGTGGCACCCGTTGCACCTGTCGGACCTGTTGCGCCAACCGGACCACCTCCAGGTTGCCACTTCAGAGTTGGTGCGTTGTCTGCTACGCCCACTCTCGTCAAAACGTCCCCATCGTTTCCACCGATAGGGACCGCAGTTGAAAAGCGTAACGAAACGTCTCTTGTTCGTGCCTGCCGGGTCATTGCGTGTTATCTCCGAAATTACCACCAGGCTTATTTGGCGGCTGATTGTTCGGGGGCTGTTGTGCTGGATTGTTCGGATCGGGCTTGATCACGGCACCAGGACCAACGGGAAGCGGGTTGTCTATGACTTCTTTTTCGATGAGTGCTTGTTCTTCCTCGAATGTCCGCTCGGTCGATGCGATCTCGCCACGCTGGAAGTTCTCGTACAGCGTTTCCTTGGAAATGCCACCACCCTGCCAAACCTGCATGAGGAACGTTGCATCTTGCGGTGTCATCACGCTGTCAACGAACTTCAGGTTCGGCTTGACTGTAATTTCCAATGGGTCTTGTCCGACAAACATTGCCGCGTAACGCAATGCCTTTTCGAGCGCGGCGGCAGATGCCTGTGAAATCGTAGTTAATGTTGTCGTCTGAGCACTGGCACGCAAACGTAAGGCCTCACCCGACTCCCGTTGCCCACCCTGATCGAACAAGCGCAACCCCTCGCGAACTGCATTCGCACGTTCATCCTGGATTGCCACCCTATGTGCGTTGATACCCACACCTTGTGGACCGACGTACTTTGCATCAGAGTCAGGAGGTAACCCAACAACTACGCCAGCACCAACTGCATTCGGAAGGTCATCAGTCAACCCCATAATGAAGAGTGTCTCTTGCCCTGACATGTGCAGCTGATGGCGATAGTCAGCGTCTAAGCGAAAGATTGCCAGACATGCACGACCTACGCCAAACAGTGGGGGTTCCTCGGGTGCCAAGCGCAAGTCACGGGGACCGACGACAACAAGCGGAATTTCCTGAAACGTTTTGCCACCCAACATCTGCGGTGTGAACTTGTTAACGGCTTCCGTGTTGTCATAAACTTCTGCCGTGTAAGTATTTCCCTCGAGTCGTAGTACACGATAGTGCTCACGCCGTGTCCACACAAACTCAGACTCAATGCGTTCCTCGCGTGTCTCGTCAAAAACGAACAAGTCCTTTTCGATCTCCGCCCAATTAATCAGGCGCTCCGCCGTGTACCCTGCAAAGTAGGGCAATGCTGCTGGCTTCGTGATTGAGCCGTCGCCCGATGGAACATCAACCAGAATTGAGAAACGCCCCTGCATCAGTAGTTCAGTTGTGATCCGTGTATGGAATGCCTCGAGTGTCAATCCATCGAGGCTACAGTTTTCGAACATGAAGGCAAGTGGCTTGCCATCCTCCAACCCTGTGATCTCGGCGGCAGTTCGATGGACCAAGCCAACCATGCCTGACAATGTGGGTGCAAAGATATCCGGGAACTGAGCGCGATTGGCGTAAGCCATATACAGCGCTGAACCCTTGTCATAGTTAACACCAGCGGCCAGGTTCCAGTTGCCAGTTCCAGTCCCAAGGTTGACGAAAGCACCCTGTGCCGCAAACCCGGAAGGCATCGGCAAATACTGCAGAATGTACTTCTTGACCTCACGCTCGCCATGGGCAATGCGGCGCATAGTTTGCCAATCCTCGAAATGTATCTCGTAATCGGGATGGCGACTATTGACAGACATGGAAGCCTTTTCCTTATACTAGATGAACATGACCCAGACCATTGATCCGACACGCACGTGCCAATCCCGGTGACAAATCGAAACTGCGTCCTGTCCATGCTGCGGGACCACGATCCACAACCCTTGCAGTAACTACGCGCCCATTGCATGCCACTTTATGAACTGAACCAAGTGGAAGTGTCCTATGGGCGAAAACCATGGACCCGCAATTCATCCCACCAGTTGCCGTTACACGATCACAAAACACTGATGCATTGTGACCAGTAGTCTGTCGGGCCTCTGCTGTCTGGAAAGAGGCAAGCACGAAAAGCAAACTGATAGCAGCATAGTTCATTGCAAACTCCTCCTAACGTCTCGACACACAACGTCAATCTCATGACACTGGACGTCAATACGGGCCAAAGCGCTGTCAATAGTAAGAATGGCCTTTACTTGTGTCTGATGAAACTCAACAGCAAGCCTGTATATCTGGACGACGACTATTGCAATTGCGCAAAGCGCGACAAGCGATAGTCCCATGAACACAAGGGTCAAAAAGTCCATCATGGCTGATGACTCCTTGCTTGTGCTGACTTGATCGTCAGAATGTGTTGAGTATTCGCGTCAATACGCGCTAACGTAGTATCAATTGTCTTGAAACGAACTTCGTCCTGCCCCGTATGAACTGCCAACTCTTGCTTTGTCTGAAAAATGTGGTTCGTCAACTCTTCCTTGACTTTGACTTGCTGTGCAATTAGTTCTTCTTTGAGTTTCTGCTGCCCCCGTGATAACTCTTCCTTCACTGCCATTTGCTCTAATCGAATTGAAAGAACTACATTTCGTACTTTCATACCGAACCAGGCAACGACGCCCGTGGCAACTAATGAAAGAACCTCTAGTCCTATTTTTACGGTGTCCAGGTCAGCGCCCATTGCGAGTTCCCCTCATGTTGACAACAGCGATCAGGCTGGAACATGCAGGTGACCTCGTCACCCAAAGACAAATCCTACCATAACAGTAGGAACGTGTCTTGTCGACCTATAAGCTACCGTTAACTTAGGGGTTTCGCCAGGCCCTCATTAGAGCCCCAAGGGGTGGGGTGGAACGGGAGCGCTATGTGTGTAGCGCCCCCATCCACAAAAGCTATGGAGCGCCAAATATCGCAGGATTTTTGCCTACCCCATGTCGCACCCTTTTTTCAGGCGAGGACATGCTGGTGTGACAGTTATTTGTCAGTTATCCGATCCAAATGCTTGATCTGGCATTCTAGTATAAGTTCAATCTTTTCCAATGTGCGAGCCACTCGCCAGCAAATTAGACAGAGGGTTATCAAGGCTATCAGTATTGCTGCTAAAGTTGAGTCCATATGTGATCAATCCCCTAGTGCTTTCATCGACTCAGCCATTGCAGGAGTGCGATGAACCAGACCATAACAAATCTCTTCGGCACGGGCAGCCGCTGCCTCCCTTTGCAACAGTCTGACACGCTCGACGTGTAGTACAGCAATCCCGTAATCCAACGTACTTTGGACTACTTTTTCTTGAAAGCAAGGCATGGTATCCTCCGTGGATTGACATGAAAGAACAAGTACTCAATTTCATTCGCCAAACCGTAAAAGTGCAAATGAAAGCGATCACGCTCTAGATGGATTTTGTCTCGGATCAAGCCCACACAATCAGGACAACCGGAAGAACTCGCCTTTTGACACCTGAAGACAACAAAAGACTTGTCGTGAACTGCACACCATAGCAAGTTCCGCTGACTCACGCTGGGGGTGCCTCAATCGTTTATCTTGACTGTGATCCAGTCATTAGAGTAGTCAAAGATCACCTGCTTGCCATCCTTGATTGCCTCCCCGACAATTTCCATGAGTTTAGTATAACGCTTTCCCTGACCCTTGGGTCGTTTCCAAAACATAGGTGTGTCATAACGAACTGTAGCCCTGAAATTCTTGGGAGCAGTCATTTCATCATCCAT